CGATTATACTGCTTTTCACCGCTTCGGTCTTTACCGCAATACACCTATCGTTTAAAGCTATCATTTCGTCACCTCTTTTCGCTAAATAGATTTCGGGGTATGGAATGATGATATATTCTTTGCACTCTACTTCAAATCTTGCATTCTCTTTTAACAAGAGCAAGTTACCCGTAGCGTTAGCACTCCACCAAACTTTATCCCCTACCTCTAGCTCCAGCTCACTCTTGAAGTCGTAACCCATTTGTAAAATATCGGTATTTACGGGTATCTTTATGACCAATCCACTACGGGCAGCAAGACTTGAACGGGTTTCATCCCCAACTGGGTTTATGTGGACTGAACCTATTTTGGACGTTTCAAATTCATCAACCAAAATAAGAACGCGCCCGTCTTTCATTACCATTCGGTCAAACTGTTCTTTTGTTAAATTCATTTTGTTTATAGATATAGCCCCAACAATATCCAAATAGTAGCCATATATCCAATCAAAAGGAAATATAACCTAGTGGAATAATTAAACGAAAAGATAGCGGTAGTGCCGTGACTTTGCGCTTTCCATCTTAATTTATATATCGTCGGGTTCAATTTGTTTCTAACTACGTAATAAGCCCCGTCGTGATAGAAGGGAAATGTTAAAGTTGCTGGAATAAGCATTATATAGCTGCATTTAAGCGCGTAAATAAGCGTTGTTGCTATAATACCTCGGATAACCGTAAAGAATACGTGTATGTGCTTGTATTTGAATCCGAGTTCGGGACGTATGTGGAATAAAATAGCCTCTTGCTCTCCCAAGATTATCGCTACAACCGTCCATAATGTTAAGAACAATAATTCCATAAGGCAAATATAGTATAAAAGCCGAACCCCTCACGAAAGAGGGGCGCGGTTTATTAAACAAAACAAAATGAAAACATTTGTACCGAGCGGTACATCATTTCACAAAGTTACGCGCATAATTACGATAAGCCGCACCCCCTCGAAAATAAATTGTAACAATAGCTGCTACAAAGATTATCGGTACTGACCAAACTCCCCAATTCACCAAATACTCATAGTTTTTAGTGATTGTAATCACCGAAAATAGCGTAAAAATGGTGAACAGGACAATTAGGTTGGTATAATTGTTACGCTTAAAGTATTCTCTTTTAGTTATCATTTTAATTCCTTTATCTTTTGCTTATACACTTCTATCAATTCTTTGATTTCGGGTATCGTTAGTTTTAACTTACCGCTCCGTCTATCCGTCAACTTATCAAATTCTTCTTGACCTATTCTTTTTGGTAGCCTTAAAGCGTACTCCACTAGGTTGCCGTGTAAATGTAAATTACAATGTTCACAAGATTTGTGGCAATTAAACTCGTCAAATCTAAGATTAGGATAACTACCTACTGACCAAAAGTGGGAAGCGTGACCGTTTGTCACGGGTCTATCACAACTAATACAAGGCAGCCCCTTATCCCTCTCTCTTATGTACGTATTAAAGACCTTTTGAAGTACGTTTCGCCAATCACTTGCTGTCATTAACGCCTCTAGCCTTACCTTCTTTTCTTTTGCCCAGCTCTTTTTGCTTTCTTTTTTACCGTCCTCTATCGCACAACTCACCGAGCAAGTCTTTTGAAAAGAGTTACTAGGACTAAATTTGTTTCCGCATTGCTTACATTTCTTTTCTTTAATTCGCACCTCGTTTCAAATTTAAGTCAATCTCGTTGTAGCAGTAATAGTGTAAAATGAAATAGAACCGTTGGTTTCGGTAAGGTGCAGATGCTAAGGTTTCGACGAAGTAACTTCTTTGTTCTCCGCTATACTTATTCATCCAACTTGCCGAGTGGTCAACGGTTCTTTTCACATTATTGTTGGGTAATTAGTTCATATTCACATAGTTATTAAAAAGGAAGCGAATCCAACTCATCATTACTAGCGCTTTTCCCGTTACTGGCTCCTTCTTTAAAAACACCCCAAGCCTCGCACTTAGTATACCATTGTCCGTTGTACTCACGGCTTTCGGGTTCGTTAAACTTCACAGTAACCGTATCGCCCAAGTTTACACCATTCAACGCTTTTATGCTATCAAACTTATCAGTTTTCTTTAATTCAAAAGCCGTCTTTCTAGAGTAACTTTTATCCTTAACTTCCTTAAACCACTCAACAACTACTTGCTGAATCGTTAAAGTGTCGTTAATTGTTTTTGGTGTTGTTACTGCAATCACCTTTCCTTTCACTTGTAATTCCATTTGTTTGTTTATTTTAGTGAATCTACTATTGCGCAGAATAATTTATCTTTTTGTTGTTGAACCATTGGTAGTAGGTTAAATGGAACTAGACACGGGTGCGTCTTTCTTTCAGCGTCTTTCACTACGCCATAAGTCCATCCATTGTTTATTTTTTCTTCCATCCAAGCATCGTGTTGTGAATCTTCTTTTGCATCGGGGTTGTCTAGCCTAAACTTAACACCGTTTATTGCGCTTTGTCTTTGCCATTCTTCTGCTTCTAACCAATTCTTTTGTGAAGAATCAAGATTGCTTTCGCACCAAGCCTTATTAGCTTCGTGACAAACTTGCGCTATTCGCATTATTTTGTTTTGTAATACCATAGCCTCCCATTCTTCTTCTGTACCATTAAAGGGTGTTGTTTCCATTTGTTTGCTTATTTGCGTAAAATTAATTTTAACTGTTCGTCACGTATAAATAGCAGTTCTCCTTCGTCGGTTTGTACCTTTTCAAAATCAAACTTACTAAATAATACTTCATCACCAACCATTACCGATGTTTTATTTCCGACACCAAATACAACCCCCGAAAGAGATTCTTCTATGGCAATATCGGGAATTTCCAATATGGTAGACATTTTTTCGGGTGGGTTTTGCTTAACTGCTACCCAATTTCCTAGTACATTCATTATTTCTCGTAGTTTCTTTGGTTATTCAATGACGTGTATTCTTTTAAGAAGTTAGCCTTAACTATTTTCCAGTCTTTTCTTTCCGCTAACGGGTGTTCTTTCTCGTGAGTCCAAGCAGTTGCCTCAAAGTCGTCAACTTGCTTTTCCGCTTCATCAACCTCTACTGCGTACTTAGATTCCTCAATACCGTACTTCCCAAAGATAACGTCCATCATTACTTGCTCATAACCCCAATACGCCTTAAATGCGTTTTTGATAGGCTTTGGCAAATTACACAAGTACGCCTCACTAGCTTTGTTCAGTAAGCCGTGTATTCCCATTTCCGAATTAAAGTCTTTACGTCTACGCAATACCTCTAATACTTTTAGAGAGTGCGCGGCAACCGAAACAGGGACTGGATACTGACCGTTAAACAAGTTAATGCAAGATAGCGCGTGGGCTATATCCTCAATCCGAATATGGCGGGGATTCGGGTCGGTGACGTTAATCATTGCGCCCGTGTATGTTTTAATTACCGCTTCCATTAGAAATTAAATCCTATAACCATTCCTAGAATAACGCTAATAACGCAAAGAATAGCCACCGCTAATCCGCTACCATTTGGTGCTTCGGTATCAACTTCTTTTGTTGATTTTAAAGCCATAGACTCAATACTATCTATAAGTTCTAGCATCTTTTGTTCTTTACCAGCCAACTCAAAGTTTAAGGCTTGAATTTCCAAATCCTTTTGCTCAATCTCTTTACGGCTTTCAGTTATAGTATTAGCTATACGTTCACTTCTTTCGGGGGATAAATCCCGCCCGTTTGAACTTTTGAAGTAACATCTTACTACTTTGTTCTCAAATATAATCTTTTCCATCTTTTTTTATTTTTGACAAATCTATATTAGTTTTTTATTTTAACAACATTTTTAACATTCCTTGTGATAAAAATAAAGCGCGGTCAAGAACTCGTGCAATACTCTTTTCGTTTCTTTTTTCGACATAAATTTACTTATTGTTAGATTGGGACAAGAAAAATTTGTAATTTTTTGGTGCTTGTCGTGAATATCATAATATTCATTTATACTCATCTTGCCCACTTTTGCCTCATAAAATAGTCTTTTGTCATCCATCATAAAACTATCTAGCCCTAGAAATTCGGCATTTAACTGAAAGTGTACTCTAGCTGATATAGTTCCAGTAAACTCGTTAAACATATCATCTACTACCGTTAATAAATAGTGATTATAAGTAAATACTGGTAGCCCGTCTATAATTCGAACGGAGGCGTCTTTCTTTGCTTCATAAGCTAGTTTTCTTTGGTCGGAAGCGCATCGAATACAACTTGAATCATATCTTTTTTTTCCGCTTCTGTTTGCTTTGTAATAAGCGTATAGCGGTTTCACTTTATTACAACTTTTGCATATTTTTGTTTCCATTAGAAAGGGGCTTCTTCGTTAGTATTTGTTGTTTGATATTCGTCGTCGTCAGGGTAAGTGTTTAGAAAACTAGTATTCTCCTTAATCTTGTATTTCTCTATATCCAGCTCTACTTTTTGAGATTCCGCTTTGGGGATAGGGATTGAGGATTGAATTTGCTCAAATTTTCTCTTTACCTCCACCTCAATAGGGTCGTAACCGTCAAACTCAAATCGCCTAGTGACTACATTGTACTGACAATTAAACGAGCCTTTCATACCCGTTATTTTTTGCTTCTTAATCTTCTTGAATGAGATTTCAGCCGTCGGGTCGTTGGGGTCTTCTTGGTGGTTAGGTCTATGGTAGACTACGATATTATCCGCCTTGTTATTCCACATTGCACCACCAGCTATATCAAACACGTCGGGGGTAGAATAATTTTTTTCTCCATCCTTTCTCAACGCTTTCGGGTGGGCTACAATATCCATAAACACATTGTTTATTTGAGCAAACCTCAACATATCCGACAAAAAAGTTTCTAAGTATTTATCGTCACGACCTCCCGACTTCGAGTAGTCATTAGCCATTTGGTTAAACGGGTCTATAACACAACCATCTATTTTCTCTTTAACAATCAATTCTAGAAATTTCTCTTTTATGTAATCGGGGGTTGGGCTTATTGTTTGTGGGTCAATAAAAAAGAAATGTTTTGATATAAAGTCATACGCCCACTCAAACTTAGCCTCACCTGCCCTTGTCTGATACTTTGGGTCTATCGAACCACCCAACATCATTTCAGCTAATTCAATATAAAACTCTTCTGCGGGATTATCTTCGGGAGCAAACACCGCCCACTTCTCTCCAAACTTAATTGCTCGAAGCAACATTAAATACTTATTCCATATACCCTTACCATAGTTTCCGATACCCGTTAGTAGTGTCAACTCTCTACGTCTTCGCTTAAAGTGCTTGTCAAGTATTGGAATGTCCCAAGCCAATACGTCTTCACGCCCATTTCTATAAATATCAAACGCTTTGTCTTTAACATCTTCACCATACATTACATCCTTCGCTTTTACACTTGGGTCGTAAAAATCGTCACTACGGGGTAAGTCGACCTCATTAGAGCTTGTTTTATCCACTAAAACACCTTTCGAGATAGTAGCACTACCAAAATCATTTTTAGGCGATTTATACGCACTTAAAATCGCTTGGCGGCACTCTGCTTCGCTGAAACTAGAATTACCAATAGCATACATACCCGAAATCATACTCACCGCGTTTATTTCGGGAATGCCGTACCTACAACAAGCGCTTGCTAGTTTATAGACAAACGTGTTTCTCTCGCCAGTTCTGAACGCATCACCCTTATTGCTTAACCAAACATTCAAGGTGTTATAAATAGTTCCGTAGTCCGTTACCGTTTCCTCTATACGTACAATCTCTTTCTTTTTGTACTTGGTAAAAACTTTCGCTTTTTCATTTACCACGATTTTGGGGTCGTAACTTTCAAAACATACACGAGATACGTTGATGCCCGAATTGTCCACGTCGGAATGCAACTCTTTTAGGCTTTCAAAATGTTCGCGGTGCTTAGTTCCGTCAGCTATTTTAACCAACGCTTTCACGCCGTTGTTTCTCGGACTAGCCCAACAAGCATACACGTAGTCTAACTTCATTAGTTCATCCTTCTTAGCCTGTACGTCTTCCAGCTCATCAAAGTCTAAAACTAACAAACCACTATGCTTCTTCAATCCCACATCTGTTCTTTCCGTGAACATACCCGAAAAGCAAACGCTAGGCAAATTCTTCTTCAAACCGTCCGCACGTTCTTTGTCAATCGCAGTTCTAATTTCTTCTATCTTATCCCTACTAGAACCTAACTTAATTCGTTCTAACGCTTTATCTAGGGTTATGTAGTGGGGAGTCTTGTCAAAAAGATTCTTAAATATCGTTATCATTCTTCAAATTTTATTTTAGTTCCGTTGTCTTGGTATTCAAAGTCACCGTTCTTTTGGCATACATACTTTTGCTTGTCTGCGGAATATACTTTCCAGTACTTGCTGCTTGGGATGTGAAAGAATACGTTGGTCTTATCGGTAGAAATTGAATTCCCTAAACTTACAAAATCTCCGTATTCTTCTTCCCAGCAGCTTTGATTTATGTACGTACTAAAAAGTTTGTGAGACGGCAGAAACTCATTTCTAGCTAACTTACTATTTCTGTAATCTAAGTATTTAGTGTATGCAGGAACTAACAAAGGGACAATCTCATCGTAATTCTTATATTTTTTCTTGAACGTATCCCATTCTTTGTCCAAACCTCGCTTTCCGTCACCAACGAACATACGGCGAAACTTATCAAATTCTAGCTTAAAAAAATCTTCCCTTTCTTTATTGTTTATCTTATTGTTTATCTCTTGTATATCTAGAGTACGATTTTCAGACGGTGTTTGTCTGATTTTCGTACTGTCCGCAGTCTTATTTTCAGACGGTGTAGTCTTATTTTCAGACGGTGTAGTCTTATTTTCAGACGGTGTACGATTTTCAGACTGTAACATTTCGCTCATTTTTGCACTAATTAATTCGGTGTCGTTACTCTTTATCCAAATGGCAATTTCTTCTTGTGCGGTTTCAATGCTATGAATAAATTGAGTACACTTCAAATTGCCTTGTTCGTTAGACATTATATACCCCTTTTGCTTTAGTGAGGAAATTGCTCTATAAATTGTGTCTCTGCTCAAATCTAGCCATTCAGCCATTTTTTCTTTAGACTTAACACACCAGTACCCATAGTTCGGATTTTGACTCATTTGATAAATGTCACACAAGACCGCCATCTCATTTAGGCTAAGTCTTAATGCTTTTCGGATAATGTGCGTATCGCAACTAATCATTCTCATTTGTTATAAAAAAAAAGAAACCCCAAGGGACTAGCTTGGGGTTGAGTTAAGCAAGGATTTATTCTTACTCGCCAAAACCCTCGAAGGCTAGTCCTTCTTCGACGGTATGGCTATACTCTGCAAATATACAAAAATCAAATTACAACCGCTTCTTCCTTAAAAAATAAATACTCATCTCGATTAAGAAAGCGCATAAGCAAGGAAACGTAAAAGGCATCGCATATATCATTTAACTTTACTTTCCTGCTCCACTTGTATTCATCACCAGTATTTGTTACGGTTAAAATATGCTTACCCCGACAATGCTCCTCCCATAGTCTGTTATCAGAATGGTATAAAGAACACTCGTCTTCCGCTTGGATTAGATAATACTCATCTTCCCATTCCTTGTTTCGGATTACGTACTTCATCAGTTCTCTAGTTTTTTAGACCACTTCTCTTGAAACTCGTAGATTTCGTCGTCAATTTTGTTAGCTTCGGGAACGTTGGCAAATGCACCGCTAAGGGCAAAGGACTTCCAGCTATTTAAATTCTGTAAGTGTTTGTAGTAGTTGTCTTTGTTCATAATATTTTGTTTTAACAATTCTTTGAGCGTCGGGGCAAGGTTGGGTACTTGCACGAACACTTTGAAATTTACCTACGCACTGTGAGGTAGTGTTCTTCGTCATTCGCATTTCCTTTTCAAAATGCACTTATCCAAGGTTGCCGTGCGTGTCAATAAGCGTCTAATTCCGCCACCCGATTTTCTCAAAGAACTTCGCAAATATATCCACATTTTTTGGCTCAATAAAAGCCAACAAGTGTTAAACTTCTTGACGTATTGTTTTATAATACTTCCCGTCTTTGTTGATTGCGGTTCTTATCGTTGGTAATTCCGATAAATCGTAGCAAATATTCAATTCCACTACTTCTCCCCACTCTTCCACTTTTTTATTCCTTACTATGTGCGTTTCTAAATGGTATTTATCGCCTATTTTATATTTAGAGTTCTCCAGTATGAACTTTCGCTCTAAGTCTATCATTGCAGCTCTAATTTCGTGGTGCTTTTTAATAGAACGGGTATGTAAGTCTCGTAGTTCTTGTGATGTCATTTGATATTATCTAAATAGTTCTCAATGCACTTCTCTATTACGCCCGAAAAACTCATATCAATTTGTACCGCCTTTCTTTTTACTCTATCTAGTGTTTCTTGGCGTACCATAAATCTATAAGATACACGACCTACGCGGGTGCGGTAAGGATTAGTCTTGTTTGGATTGCGCTTTGGGTTCATTATTTGTGTTTTTCTAGGTTTATTAATTTCTTTGTGTACACGGCAGAGTCCAATAACTCCTCGTATAGATGTTGCAACCACTCTAACCGAGTAAGGTCTGTTCTATCAACTGTGCAACCATATTCCTTTAGACCTTTTCCTTCTCGTTTTTCAAGGTCGGTGCATATTTCTTTTACTATTTCTGATTTCATAAGTTTAATTTATTTCGCAACCTCCCGTGTCGCAGCTAGAAAAATCATCAAATTCAAGTTTAAGCTGGGGTTTCCAATTTATAATATCTTTAAAACTACAATCGTCTCTAAATGTAGCATTAAGTTCTAACTCCATATCGTTAAAAGCCTCAATCTTGTTTCTATTATAAGTAAAATTGTATTCCCAATTAGTGTACATTGGGTCAGCCCAATAGCAACCTCGGCAATTATTGATAGTAGCAAAATCAACAGGCTTATTCTTCCAAAACTCAATGATGTCTTTTTTTAAAATACCGTCTTTTATTAAAGGGAAATTAAGTTTTTGCCAAGCAAATTCCTCCCATTTGTTTTGCCCCTTATCCGCCCTCCAGCCTTCGGTGTGTTTAGAAACGGTATGCTTTAATACCGAAAAACCATCTTTATCCGTTTTAGCTATTGCTCTTTCAGCTCTCTCGGTTTCATTTGCTCTAAAACCAATATTCATTTCAACGGGTATTTGTGCGTTAAAATAAAACCATTCAAAAATAGGGATTAACTTCAACTCGGTAGTGCAAAACCGACTGTGCATATTAGGCAAATGTTTTCTGCTTCTAACCATTTCTTCAAAAGTAAACCTAGAAGTAACCCATTGAATAGGCTTTCCTAAATACTGCTCTAAATCAATCATAGTACTTATGATAATATCATCTTCTAGCGTACCAATAAAATCCATTCCAATTCTATCCTCAACTATTCTTTTAAGAACCAAGTCCTTAAACATTGTTTTTGGGTTGCTGGAACGAACTAAAGAGAATATGTTGTATTGAGTGGGGTAGTTTACAGCTAAATACGCGCTTGTCATCCCACCGCTAACACTTGTTGCGGTTATTAATTCTGATTTCATTGCGCTTTGATTACTATATATGGACAAGTGTTTGGAATAGCAGCAATTAGATTCCCGTTTTTATAAAAGAAAACTTTTATATCGTCAACATTAATGCTATCCGCTTCAAACACAATCTCGTGCGCGTGGTAATATACTTTGTACGTTTTCATTGTTTAATTTTTGGCTAATATACTAGACTCTTTATGCAATCAAGCCTATCTTGTGATATTTTAACACACTATTTTTCGTTCATATTTGATATTTCCAGCTCATCATCCTCAATCAAACTACTTTTGTATCCACAACCACAAACATAAACGTTAAAAGTATGGTTGTAAACACCTAGTATTGTTTCCGAGTGTGAAAAAGTCGTGGGAGACAGGCAATTTGGACAGTTGTTTATTTTCATTACATTATCTCCCCGTTTTGAATACGGTAATTAGTTACGTGGTATTTATCTTTTCCACGCCCTTCTATTATTGCAAATCCGTGATTATATTTAGCGTATTTGGCGTAATCGGGGCGTAATTCGCTTAAACAACCAACCGACCAGCAAGTCGTCATTCTACCGTTCATATCCATTTCGGTATGCTCGGAAGTTTGGTGAGAGTGACCGCACATAGCACTTGTTTTAGCTCTCATATAAAGACCTCGCGCTACGTTTACTGGACTAAATACACTTCCGCCAAATTCGTGACCGTGACAAAGGTTTAAGCCCTTGTATTGAGCTGTATCGCTTGGATTGACTTCAATAATTCCAAACTTTTCAAAGTCTAGCAAGTTGCTAAACTCTATCTCATCCAACCCCTCCAAAGCACTTGCGTTTCTCTTTATGTAAGCCTCATATCTCAATTCGTGGTTTCCTCTTATATAGTAAATACGGGCGTTTCGGAACTTATAGCGAAGAAAACTAAAGAACTGTTTAGTCATTTGTAACTCCTCTTTCCAATTCCTTTTAAACTTACTTTTTTCAAAACGGCTAATTTCATAAGCATCGATAATGTCACCACCTAAAAAGATTGTATCACATTTTCTTCGCACCCCCTCATTGATAGCACAGTGTAAAGCCGCAACATCGTGATAAGGTACGTGAACATCATAAAGACAAAGAACTTTATTGCCTTCAACTTGAACAAGTGATTTTTGTTTAACGTCGCTTTTAGGTAACTGCTTGAAGGTAGGAACAGAAGCATCAAACTTAGGCTCTTGTTTCTTTTTGGTAACGTGTGTATGGTAATTTCTTCTTAATGTCCCATCACCTACCCCATACTCTTTTGCCAACCTTCTTAAGTAAGCACTTTGACTTTCGTGTTCTTGTTGCGGATTGTCTTTAAAAACCTCAATCCATTTAGATGGCTGTTTGTTGTTCATTTGTTTTGTTTTCGTCAATACTATTTTGATACACCAACGTAGTGCCGTATTTACAGTTACTCCACGCTTGGATAAATACGTCGAAATCTATATCAACGATGTATTCGTGCCCCAAGTCGGTTATAACTTTTGTAATTAAATAGGTTGATTCTTCTTCGTTGTCGCTCTCGGTGTAGAAATAACCAATCGCTTCCTTCACGCTCATTAGGTCTAGCCCTATCGGATGCCACTCGGCAATAGTCTCAGCCAGTTCAGGATACATTCTTTGCGCGTCCTCTAAACTAACCCCCATTGACATTGCCTTTTCAGCTATTAGGCTATCGGAACTCTGCAAATATGTAGTAACGTATATCTTCGGTGTTGCTTCCATCGGACTGCTATTTACGAGTTCGTTGAATACAAATATACCCCGATTTTTGGTCAAGGCTATATAATTTGTATTAAAAAATTTCCATTTGTTCGTTAGGCAACGGTATAATTATGCCTAGTATTTCCGCTCCAAACCGCACAACCCTTTCAATGTACTCACTAAACTCCTCCGTGCTTAGTGCTGACGTGCCTTTCGGTATCTTAAACACTTCTCCCGTGTTCTCGTTAACAACCTCTTTGTAGTTAAAACTAGCCTTTAAAAAGTCGTGGGTTTCCTCCAAGTCTACGTCGTGACCCAGCTCTATCAATCGTCTGCATACCATTTGGTTGACCACCGCCCATAAATACGAGTTTTGGCTATTACTCCGTTTCTTCTTCTTCTCCTTAATTTCCATCATATAGTCCCCATCTCTTAGACAAGCAATGGTGCCATTAAAAAGCGGGCGGTTGGTTAGGGATAGAGTTCCTTTATTTACTTTAGCTTGGAAGCAATGCATCTCCTTCTTTATTTGGTTTTATGTTGTAATAGTAACTGTCGGAATCCTCTGAAACCCATTTGTCGGATTGAGCCTCAACAGACTCAATGTGAGTGTCAACCTTGAACGTAGAAGGCTCCATAGGGAATTGTTTTGTTACCCAGTTAGAGTCTCTCCAAAATATTCTATTGTTAGGCTGACAAAGCAAGTACCCATCATCAGCTATGAGTATATGCCCGCACTTGTAGTCAGAAGGTTCATCCGAGTACGGGTTTCTATACCAATCAACAGTCATAAGGTAGGTAGCCCATATCTTATTACCATCTTTTAAGACCACCTGACACCTTTTCTCGTAAAGATAGTCGTAGGTAATTACACTTACATTTTCAGAGAAACAATCCCAAAGTTGCTTGAAGTGAAATGGAATGTCGTGCTTAGGCTCTTCCATAAATATCTCGGATATAGGAACTCTTGACCGTAGCATACCGTATTCAGTCATAACGTGGAAGGTTAGTATCTTACCAGCTACCGACTGTATAGCAAAAGCATAGGCTTTGTGGTATGTGTTTTCATCCTCTTCCCTTTTAGTGAAGTGAGATGCCCTTACATAGCACTTAAACAGCTCTATGTTCTCGTTTAGTTTACTCATTATATATAGTAATTAAATAATTGCTCCTTCGATTGAAACACACCATCACTAGTGGTAAACTTACCACCTAACGTACACACGCTACAAATGATATTATCTCCCTTCATCAAAAGGAAGTAAGAACGCGTAATAGGTATCAAGGTCATAGTGCCTGCTTTTTCCTTCATCGTGATGCAATTTAATACGATATGATGCTATTATGCTTCATCTCTTTGTTACCAAACAAATGTACGTAAATAGACAACAAAAGAGAATGTAAGAAATGTTAAAACTCCCCATCACCACCAGTCTTAGGTTCGTAAACAACTACGTAATCACTATACTTCTTAATCCTACTACCGTTAAAATAAATAGCAGGGTTTATCCAAAACACATCCTTGTGATTCATCATAGGGTAAATATAACAGTACCTACACAACTCATCAATAGCCTTCTTATAAGTAGCCAACAACGTAGTACCCGACTCATCCATATACCTTACGTGGTTAATCCACAAGTAATCCTTGTTAATGTCCAGCTCATACGTTATCCATACAAACAACCGCATAGCACTAGCACTTAGACCCATCGTCATTAACCTATTAGCCGACTTATTGTAAATACTAGTCTTAGTATCCCGCTCCATATCATAATAACTCTCAACCAAGTCCCCGTCACCATCCCTCTCATACTTACCCTGATTCAACTTCTTACCAACCAAAACCTGAAAGTCATTAGACACAAAAGGATTAACACCAATCTTACTCTCATCAACCACCTCACGCTTAGGTCTGCTAGAACTACTCGTAACCTCAATATTAAGTTTCTTTAAAATTCGATTTGCTTTGCGTTTCTTGTTATCCATTTGAAATTTAGTTAGTTACGGGGATTTATTGAAAGGTTGGATTCGTCAAGTATACTCTCTGACGAAATGAGTTTTTGCAAATATACTAACAAGTTGCTGAAAATAAGCGGTATAGGGGTAGGTTTAACAAAAATTGGATTTAACTTTTATTGTGATTTGTACGGATATAACAAAGAATATGGTTAGAACTGACCGAAATTGAGGAAAGGTGAACGTAACAAGCTGGAGCTACAAAACGACAATAGTAGTCAGATTGAAATTGAGAAAAGTGAACGTGATAAACTAGGAATGAAAAGTGAAATGTGTGAACGTACCGAAGAGGAATAGCGTAAAATGGTTTTGGGAAAATATGAACGTATGAGAGGGGTAGTCCCCCCACCAACCTCTCACCCCACCGCCCCCACCGAACTCGAATTTTACGGAACGGGTACCCTCGAAAAATTGAAAATTGACAAAATAGAGTTTTAATAGAGAAGCTAGAGTTTTTTTCTTCCAACCTAGAAAGGAAAGAAAACACATAATAATTAGTTATGTATAGTCTAAACAAATGTTAAAATAGTATAAGCATAAAAACCAGTAAAAAAAAGTCAGTAAACACACCTTATATATATAGTATAAAGTACGGGCGCGAATAGGCGCAAGGTAGAAAGCTATTGAATAGGTGAGAAGGTAGAAAGTAGCTAGTGAATAGGTAGAGTAAGTAGCACCCCCACAACCCCACAATTTACCCCCTCAAACTTTGCTCTAAAAGGGTGCAAAATTTCGTTTTTTCTTGCGTTTCTTTTGTATGTTTTAGGCTCTTTTGGTGTTTATTTTTATACGAATTTCGTATATTTTAGAAAAAATCTTTCGTTGATACTCAACAAGTTACGGGGATAATTGTTAACAAATGTTAAAAAATGGGGTGTAGGTCTTGACAATATGAAAAATAGTCGTATGTTTGTCCCACAATAACGAACAAACAATAACACAATGTATAAGATAGCTTTTCACCTAGCAAAGGGCGCAAACTTTCAAAAGTTTCAAATAAGGGACGCTAACAACGAAGCGACATATATAGAGCCTAACGAATTCGATATCATTTTACATAATTGCAAGTTAAAAAACCAGAAGGGCGCGTCACTTCGCATTTTTAACGGCGGCGCAAAAGAACGTTGCTCGTGGATAGAGTTCGAGTCTTATGAAGTGGTAGCTAAGGCTAACTATGTATCGGATATTGAAGTACGTTTTAACCCTAGAGTGAGCCCGACGTGGCTAGTTGGCGGTATTGAGAACCAAGATAATAGCACGTTCGCTCAATTACGTACCAACGGACGCAAACTATACAAATAAACAATTTAATATATAACACAATGAAAAATCAAAAAACAATTTTAACCGCTCTTATTTTAGTAGTAACTATCGCGGTGCTTTCCTCTTGTCAAGGTAAAAGCCTCACCAGTAGCTCACACTATACCAAATGTACAAAGAATGGTCTAGACGGGTGCGCGTGGCACCACTAAGCAAACAACGACCCCAACGCCCCACCTCTACCAAGTTGTGGGGTTTTAGGGTGCAAAACAATAACAACAATTTAAAATTAACTTTATGAAATTTGCTCTCTTAATTTCTTCGCTCGCTTGTATGGTTGCAAGCGCTTGTATCGGTGACCTGTTTTTATTTGGTATATCGGTCGTATCGGTTTTTAGTTCAATTCTTTTAAACTTTCAAAAATCAAAGTAATATGAAAAACTCAAACTCAAACAACGTGACAACGCTAGACATAAACGCGCTTACTTGGTTCGACAAGGTAAACGGGAATAGTTATTTTAGCGCGCAGATAGTAGTTGACTACGGGACACCTAGCGAACACACTATAAAATTGCCTTTCCAATACGGGTATGGTGACCAATATAGGTACGAAGCAATAAACGAACTAGTAAAACTAGGTTACGTGCCGGAGCGCACTAGCTTTTACGACCTTAAAGAGTCGGGTATTATTTGTCGCTTTTCTAAAATAGACGCTAAAAAAGCGGAAGTAAAACAATTCGCACTATAAAACAACATACAACAATGAAAACGCTACAAACCTTTGCCGCTTCTAACAATTTAAGAATTGAGCCGATTACATACCGAACTAGTGGCATACGATTAAAACGTAAAGGGTACGACCTAATAAGAAACGAGAACGAGATACTTATCTCTTTTGAGCCTATGAGCTTAACGGGCAGTAAATGGTTCGTTCGTAATTCATACGAGGGATATGAGGGTAAAATTTATTTAGAAAGAATCACACCCGCTTTTTTAGCCAGCTTAGATATAACCGCGCCTATATTCAATAGACTAAAATAATAACACGCAATAAGATGAAAACTTTTAAATTCGAAATGTTTACACGAACACCGCAAGGTCAGGAGTTTACAATAGGCAGTAAAACGATAGACGCGCCTAACTACGATAACGCATTGAAAGAGTTTAATAAATTAAATTTACCCTTTCACCACTTCGCACTAGTAAAAAAAATTAAATAATACAAAACAATGAGACAAGACACAACATTTAGACACTTACCAGCAGAAGTAAGAAACGAACTAATAACGCACGCTATCGAAGGTATAAGAGACCGCGCAGAGGGTACTCTAGGTTGCGACCTTCACAACCTCTTATTCAATGAAGACTACTATTTAATTGGGCGCTATGAGGCGGAACAATGGTTAATTAAGGTAGGTATTTTCAACGCTATTGATACAGTCACAGATTACGAGCAAAGTAATTTTGGCGAAGTTATTACCGACCTAAGCGAACCCGAGCGCGTATGCAATATGTTTGTTTATATTGTAGGTGAAGAGTTACTAGGTGAGCTGGAAACCTTGCGCGAAAAATGGGACGACGAACTAAGCGAAAGCGATATTGAAGTTATCGTTGAAGAACTAGAGAACCTATAAACACAATACACATAAAACAATGAAAACAACAATAGACAACAATTTACGAGTTTACCACGTAGTGACCACTAGCGGAAAACAATTCTTTTGCAATATAGACCAGCTCAACTATGTAATAAATTCCGAATGTAAAAAAGGCGAATTTAAAATATATCATTTTTGGAACAATAAACCCCAACGATTAACAAAAAAAGACCTTCAAGCAATGTTTGAAGGCTCGCAGTTAACTCAAGAATTTAGCTACTAATGACACCCCCCAAAATATTAAACATATTTTTAACCATCTTATTCATAGCTTATTTAATGTGGCTATGGACTTGGATAATACAATAAAACAATGGACAACGTAAAAACAAACTACCAGCTCTGCAAAGAAGAATATATAAAACTATGTAAAGAGTTCGGGTCGCATTCAATAGATATGGCAATAGGAGACCTAAAAGCATATTACACTTATGTTTGGAAAGATAACCTGCAAAAGGCTTTCGTTGAAATGCTAAACGCGCCTTGTCACGACTGGCAAGCGGACTGTTAAAAAATCAAACCACGTAAAGCAATGAAGCAAAAAATCGAGCAGCTATACTTAAGCTATGTAAACGACTTTTTAACAGTCGAAAGATTCGCTGGACACTACAATATTTCAGTAGAAAAGGCAAATAAAATAATCAATCTAGGAAGAAAACTAAACAACGTAAAGCAATGAAAACAGAATACACAAAACCACGCGCTTTTGTTAAGTTAACTAAAAATCAAGTAATTGAAGCTATGGAAAATGGCGCAATACTTACAAAGAATTATTGCGTTTATTCTTATTGGGACTTAACTTTTCCTGATGGCAGCCGTTTTTATAACATAAGAAAAGGAGCGGCAGAAAGCGCAAGGGCTAGTAAAAATGTAATATTATTAGAAGCTACTAAAAACGGTAGTTCATACAAGATTACCAAATAAAGCATAAACCCCCAACAAATATAAAACTATGAAACAACAATTTACCAACGCGCTATTTTTAGTAGATACTAAAAACGTTAAGACCGTATTAAACTGCTCACAATGGGACTACCAATATAGCGGATACCAAACTAAAGGCTCAACTATTTTATCAATCATTAATAGACTAGAAAAGGGACTATTTAGCGAAAAGGCAGTTATTGAAAAGCTGGAAGAGTGCAAAGCCTACGACTCTAGGTTAAACCCAATTCCGTTCGATGATTACTATAACACTATTCATCCCTACAATGAGGGCGAAGAGTTAAACATTGCCGACCTGATTGACAACGTAAATTATTGGTTCGCTCAATTCATCGCTGGCGATATGGCAGCGGCATTGATACCCTACGAACACAAACACGTTCTAGAATCATATACTTTTTTTATCAAATAACAATACAAATAAAACTATGAAGCAATTAATAGACCTTTGCGCCTCTATAATCGAGGCAACCGACGCGCCTATCTTAACAGCCTTAACCAATTCTATTTTTACCGAAAACAAACACGGAATAGACAAGGTTGTAATTGATAGTAATGACGCAATATTAACCGTAGAATTCACCCCAAAATTAAACGACTTATATACCCAAGTTACCGTAAACCTAAAACAATACGCAGACCGCCCGCCAGTTGAAGTAATTGAGGAACTGACTAAAATAGCGGCAACAGAATGGAAAGAATGCGATAGCGAATGTTTGATTGACAACAAAATAAAAAACCTATTGAAAAGATGAAAAAAGATATTAAAAAACTTATTGAAGCGTTAAGGCAAAACAACCTAGAGCGCAACATAAAAATTAACGACAGCGACACCGATGAAGTCGAAAAATCCTATCAAATCGGTTCGTATAACACCACTATTGATTTTATTAGACAACTAGAAAAACTACTAAAATGAGCCAAGAAATATTTAGCCACAACGCCACAATCTACGAGGGTTCACTCAAGCAAGCATTGAACGCCTACAAAGCTCTTAACCGTAGTTATTTAACTATGGGGGTGCTGCACGACGCGGAAGCATACACCTTTGAAGATTATTTGAAAGACAACTATAAAACCATAAAGCTATGACAAAATTATATGCCGTAATCGTTGACAATTCAACGGAAAACCACATAGACTACCAAACCTTCAAATGTGTAGCGACCAGCGAAGAGGAAGCAATCAGTAAAATGATGGCATCCGATTTTGAATACAAACACCAAAGAGTCGCGTCAATACACGACTGGGACTCTAAACAATACCCACAATGAAAAAAGTATATTTCACTTGCCCAATAGCTTTTGCGCTATACATTAAAGGCGAACCCCAAGAAATACTCTCGTATAGAAACAAGCAAAAAAACGTCATTGAATACTATCTAAACGGAAGCCTAGTAGGGAAGCAAGTGACCACCGAGAATGACGTGTTTGGAGGCTGGATAAACACACTTTCTATACCCATACCAAAGGAGAACCTCAAAAAAAGAAATGCTTTGTCCTATGACTACGTAAAGCATTCAGGCAAGCAATGAGGGGTTAATAGTGTACCAAAACAGAAAGGTAAAACGATTGATTGTTAAATAGTGTAAAAAATTGTAACAAAGCTATTTATGCAATATATTTGAAGCCATAAAACAAACTTAAAAAAACAAAACAAAATGAATACGATTGAAATTTTAAACCAAGAAGTAAAGACCTATAAAATTGGTCAAATGTTTTTGACGCCAAACAAGAGACTGTGTCTCCTAGCACAAGTAGCCCCCTCTAATGTTCAGTTAATAGACTTGGAAGACGGCAATCGAATGAAGGAAATGTACAAAGTTGAAAATGTTAATTTAATTACCGCAAAAGAACTCACTCGTTGCGATGAAGACTTCCCTAACTACAAACCAGTTGACGCCAAAATAACTGTAACTATATGAGAACCTTACTATATTGGCTCTTGATGAAGCTAGGAAAAGAACTAACTAAAAAACATTAAGGATATGAACAAATACACACCAACCCAATTTATCGCAGACTTCGAAGAATACCTCAACATAGACGCATTGTCTAGGTTTGCTGGAATGAATAAGGTAAGTTTTAGAGACCGAATAAAGGACGAGTCTAAACATCACTTGATTGATGAAGCCACAAAGAACCTATTGCTAGATATGCGTAACAAACTTAATAAGATATGACCTACCGCCTCATTTACCAGCTCGGAAGCAAATGGATACCCCTCACCAACCCTTGCAACTATGCAGTATGCAAGGCTAAAGAGAAAGAGTACAAAGGAAAGAAGGGCTTTGTAAAGCTACATATAGTTAAAGCGGAAACCGATTTAAGCACCCATATATGGCAGTAAAAAGGGAGTTAAGGGCTAGGAGAATAGCTTTATTCTTTATCGACAACCCCTTTCCGCTCAACAAAGTAGCCAAGATATACTACCCTTTGCGTTCTTATAAACTGATGAAAAGGGTTTTTCAGGACAATAACACCTATGTAGATGAAGACCTAAAGGCTTGGGAATTTATAATAAAGCGAATCAAAAAACAAATAACAAAATAAACAATGAAACTAAAACACTACATTATTTTAATCAATGAATTTGCAAAACAAAATCCCGAAACACTAGACTTTGACGTTATATTCTCGTCTGATGATGAAGGAAATAGCTTCCATTTGATTAATTACCCAATAAGTAAGGGACACTTTAGCGGATATGAGTACGACACGAGCAGCGAAACCCCCAATTCTGTATGTATAAATTAAAAAAACAAAATGAAAAGAAGGGCGTCAAGAATACAACGGGTTAGAAACGAACAAGTAAATAAGCTGGAGGTTAGGCTTAACAAACTCCGCGTTGAACAATCCCTTGTTCGTAGAACTAAAACCCTTCTTCAAAAAGTACCCGCGATGTACCGTAATAGCGGTAAAGCCACGGTTTGGTTTGACCATCTTTTTATTGAAATTCAGCCAAATATTCTTAAAAGAAGAAATACGCTCAAAAGAATATTTAATTTGCGCCCGATTGCACTAGACAAACCATTTATAGACATAATGGTGAAGGAAATGGGTAAGTATAAAAAGCGGTCAAGAGCAATGGGAATTAAACACGGACTAATCAAAATAACAAAACAATGAATCTTTTACAAAAATTACACAACATTCAAGAGAAGGTATCAGGACTTGGAAAGGACAAGGATACTAAGAGTCAGTACAACCCTAACGGCTTTAAGTACGTTACTGGCGACAAGGTAATAAGCGCCATTAAACCACTTATGAATACACACAAACTGATTCTTAAACAAGAGGTTGTTAAAATGGAGAACCAACCCATTACCTACGTTAATGCTAAAGGCAACAACAAGACCGAAGTTCTTACCTCTATGCATTTCAAGTTCACTTGGATTGACACAGAAAGCGGAGAGAGAGAAGAATGTTTGTTTGCTGCCAATGGAATGAACGATTTTGATAAGGGCGCGGGGAGCGCAATTACTTATGCGGGAAGATATTTCCTTCTCAAATTCTTTCTTATTGCTACCGACGAAGACGACGTTGACGCTATTGTACGCGAGTATATGGATAACCAACCAACTCAACCAGCTCCTAAAAAAGTAGCTATCACCGCCGAAAAGGTAGACGGGCTAGTAAAGTGGATGAAGGATAACAAGAAAACGATTGACCAAGCTAAAGACGCTTACGATATATCCGCAGACATTGAGAAACAAATTAACAATAAACTTAAATGAAATTCCTTACCGACCAAGAACGTGAAAGGTTGAAGGTTAGAAACCGAATAGCCAATCATTTCACACACCACTCTCAACGAGAGTTATCAATCATTGAATTACAAACCATTCACACAATTATTTATGGAACAACTACAAATAGTAAACACGAAGTTATTGACTAAGGTCGGAATCAACGAAACCGCCAGCCAAATAGTTCAAGCCCTAGAAAACGGAGACGTAAGTCCTCTAGACCTTAAAATGGCTTTTAAAGCTATTGACACTCTAGGAGAAAAAGTTAAGAAATCTTTAGATAGCCACCTCGTAGAAGTAGCGTCTAAATATGAAAAGACCTTTATGTATAAAGGGTCGGAGTTCACCACTATGGAAGCTGGAGTCAAGTACGACTACTCAGAGTGCGGACACCCCGAATACAATGAGTTAGTTGCTCAAATTGCTATGCTAGATAAACGCAAGAAAGAGATTGAGAGCGACTTAAAAGGCATTAAAGGAAGTAGAACGGAGGTCATTGAGAATACAGGAGAGATTGTCAAGCTATACCCCCCTAAAAAGACAAGTACAACAACAGTATCAACAACAATCAAATGAAAGCAGTAAAAGGAATCGTTAGGTTGAAGCCTATCATCGAGTACCGCTCGGAACTCCTAGACATCAAGAACAAGACCGTCACCCAATGTATCGTCACCGATGCGGGAGAGGGGTGTGAATGTAAAGTAGGAGATAAGGTTCTTATCCGTAAAACCTCTATATCAAAGTTTGAGAATGAGGGTATTGATGGGGAACTACTTGTAAGTGAAGAAAAATCAGTAATAGGAATACTTAAATGAAAGCACGATGAACATAATCTTTAGAATCCTTTTAGCACCATTCATTTACCTAGCTTGGCTATCAAGTGATAGTGAAACAAAAAAGTCTAGCTTTCGAGAAGTATGGGAGGGTATGAAGCCACACAAATGCAAATTCACAATAGTTGAGAAAGGTTATGAAGATGATTGGAGGCATTGTGAACACCGAGGTTGTAACTACGTTTGCCAAACTAAACACCTAGACACAAACGGATATGAAGATAAATCTACTTACTCTCACAATCAAAACAAATGAAAGCACGAATACAATACAAGGTTGAAGTAATGGTCTTCCAAGACGTAGAATTATCCGACCAAGAGTTTAAGGACATCAAAACGTCCCGCAAAGTCTACGAAAACACCGACCTCTACAACCGTCTAACTAGCCAAGTGAAGATTGGTCAAATAGAGTGGTGGGGAGATATTGAAGAACTAAAAATCGAGAAGTAATGGTAAAAGTACACAAGGAATGGGAGCATATCTACTTCACCGCTTCCAAGAAAGGGCTAGACCCTATTCGGGTAGAATTAGCGTTCAATCACATATCCAAGCAATACACTCTTTGCACCAAGCACCAAGAGGGAGTATTCTTTAACGGAGATACTATTGAACAGTCCAAGTTAAAACTAGAGGCGATTAAAGCGGCTATTAAACACATTGAAAACGAACTATTATGAAAAGAGAGATTAAGTTTAGAGCAAACGTAAAATATAACGGATTTCACTTATTTGCGGGTGAATGGGTTGTAGGTAGTGTTATTACTAGAAGCAACTCAACTACTATGTTTGTAGTAGAAGAAGATAATCTAGGTAATGTTATCCGCGAATTTGAAACCGAAGTAATCCACGAAACCGTTGGTCAATTCACGGGATTAAAAGACCAAGATGGAAAGGAAATATACGAGGGGGACATAGTAAGTTACACAAACCCATTCAATCATAACGAATACACTCATAAAGTTTTGTGGGACGATACGTGGGCTTGTTTCGGTCTGTTTAATAACGAAAGCAAGTTCGCCCAAGAAACCGATTGGGTAAAAATAATTAAAGTTTCCTTGTTGGGAAATATTCACGATAACCCCGAACTCCTATGAAAGACGAAACATTACAAGAACTAGCGAAACTCGCAGCCCAAAAGCTACACTCCGACCCCTCCACCCTCCTAGACATATTCATTGAAGAAGAATTGTACGTGGTGGAGTTCTACGGTTACAACTCGATATACGATGCGGAAGTGAAGTCGATTAGTTGGACGGACGAGCAGTTTGCAGACGATGAAGATTTGGGTTATTTTGACGAATTGCTTGAAGAACAAATCTACCTACACACATGAACCTACAACCCATCCGTTACTACCTCCAAACCGAGGTAGACAAGTCCAACCTAGACTTTTCGGACGCACGAAAGGGCAAGTTAGTTCACTTCTTTTACGAAGGTGGTGAGAACTACGCCCTTATCGTTGACGACCAAGGAATAGTTAGGGAAACATTGGCGGGATTCATCAAGGTAATCGGTGACGACACCAAGAGGACTTTAGCCCAAGCCGCCGAAAATATCAAAAACTTAAAAGAATACTACGTACCTCAATCACTACATTTGCAGTTTGAAAAGGACGTGGATAAAATCAAAGAACTATGACAATACCCCACAAATACATTTACATAGCACTAGGAGTCGTTATCTTGTCCCTAGTGGGCTATCTTGCTTTCAAAGAGTACAACTCCCCATACGAGCAAATACAAAGGCAAAACGACGAACTGCTCAAAGAGGTAGACAAGATAGAGCGCTTAGTACACGACTTAGGAGTGGAAAGGAAATTGAGAACCGATACTATCCGAGAGATAGAAACTAGATTAAAAATTAACGAAAAATCATACTACAATGAAATTGCTTATATTCTTAGTGCTGATTATCGCACTACCGATTCAGTCTATTGGGTCAACTCCCGTAGATTCGATTCCTCATTCTACGCGGGACAGTTTAATCCGAGGTAACGAGAAGCAACGCTTTAACCTAGCCTACACCTCCCTTCTTTATTGGTGGCAATACGCCATTGAGCAAGAAAAGATAATGGCTCAAAAAGATAGCATTATCGAAACCTACGAAACCGAAACGGGGTTACAAGCGAATAGCGTAGAGGCTTTGAAAGAAGTAATCCGTAACAACGAAATGATAGATGATAGTGTATGTGAGGACAAAATAAATAAGGCGGTAGAGAAAAGTGATAGAAGAAAGAAAAGCTGGAGAACTACGGCGATTGTGGCTGGTGGAGTGGCTATTGCGGAGGGATTGCTTATCTATATTATTAGCGTTTTTTAGCTTTTCTCCTTCACTAGAATGTTTATTTTTGACAAAACAAAACAAACAACACAATGATTAAATTTGAACCTAAACCTAAGAAAACAATCCAGTACTTTGATGGCACGGCAGCCCTAGACCAAAACTACACTTTTACGATTGTGAAGTCTATCAATGGCTCTCAAAAGTATTCCGTACAAGACATTGCCCCCGAACCTACCTCGGACGACATTCGTGCCTTTATAGTTAAAACTATTGAGAACTGCGCTGCTAAAGAAGGCGTTGGCGTTACAAACATTAATACCGAACAATAAAATGAAACAAGAAGAAAAAACACCACTACTAATTACCGCAATCCTACACGGGTTCTGCATCATTAATGCCGCAGACGAACTGGGTAATGAGTACATTAAGCAAGAAACAAAGCAATCGCTTAACCGTTTTATTCAAACGTTTATGAGGGCGCACAAGCACCAAATCGCTTTAATGTTCAACACTCAAACTGACCATAGTGAGAATAGAGGTGACGCATTGATTGAAGGGCAAACTATCGTAGAACTTCTAGGCAAGCAAATCGGTAGTATGCCATACCATACGTACCCCGACCTTATCAATTTGATTGAGGGATACAAGAACGGAACTGTCGTATTGGAAAAAGAATTTGAAAAGAAATGAAAATCCACATCTTATCTTGCATTTGGAGACGCCCCCAAGTCACCGAATTATTCTTAGCTGGCATTAGACGACTACAAATCGACTTTGACGTTAGCGGTACTCTAGTAGTGTCCACTAAAGAAGATATGGCTTTAGTGACCTCGCTATTGCCTCCAAATTTCGAAGTAATCTCTTACCCTAACAACCCCTTATCCAATAAGTTCAATCAGGGACTATTTCACGCTATGAAGTCGAATTGGGACGGACTACTTATTATGGGTTCTGACGACCTACTATCTAACGAGGGGCTTGGGTTACTAATTGGTTCTAACAAACCATACGTGGGCTTCGGAGATATTCACTTCTTTAGCACAGAGACTAGAGAATGGAGATATTTCAATCACGATAGCACTAGACTTATTGGTGCTGGACGATTGATTAGAAGAGAAGTTCTAAACCTTCTTTGCAACCGCGTCACTTGCTATTTTAGAAAAGATAGAGATATTGCGGGAGTGACGTATAAGGCGAGAGAACCATTTGAAACGACTTTTGACGTGGCTAAATATTACGAGGGAATGGACTATGTAAGAGATATTTCTCGTCCCCGTAACAAAGGTCTTTGGGAAAACGGGTTGGAGCGTGGGTTAGATAATAGCAGCGAGCTTCACCTAGTGATGTTGGGGTTTGCGCCTTATAAAATAAAAAGTGAGCGCGTACACTTAATAGATATTAAAACCAACCAAAATGTAACCAACTGGAACAGATTTATGGATTGTAGAGAAGGGTATGAGCCAACTTGGTTTATGAATGACGAGGAGATTAATTTGTTAAGCCACATTAAATTTGAACAAGATGAAGCCTAGACACCTACCTAAAAAGAATAATTCCGTGAGGGATTTGAGAAATTATCGATTAATGCCTAAAGACCCGTTTATTGTTATGCTGGAGCGTGACGAAAACGAAGTGCGGAAACAAATTGAGTTAAAAGAAACTAAGTGGGATTAATAATACCGACTGACTTGGTATATTGACGATTTAAGCCTTTTCTTTTTGAAAACGCCATCTCTACCGCTGCTAGTTTCACGAGTGTCAGCCTCGCTTGTGTTTCCTTCAATGGTTTCTACCCATTTATCATCCCACAAGACGATAAACCCAGTATGACCAATTCTATTCAAGTTCGGGTAGTACAACGTAAACACGTCTCCACCGCTCGGAGTAATAGTATTCTTATCGGGATAACGACGGTCATAGATACGGTTATTAGCCGTTGCGGAAGCCGCCCAAGCATTAACTTTGTTACGTATTCTACAAGCATCAAGTATGTAACGAACGAACGCACTGCACCACGCGGCTGGAGTAGTTATCCCCGCATTGAGTAAGTATTCGCTAACCCGTTGTCCTTTGTTGTTACCTCCTTCTTCTCTTACTCCTATTTCTTTTGTAGCCTGTGCTACAATACACTCTTGCTTTGTCTGCTTACAAATCGGACAAGTAAATGAGGTAAGGAATATTAAGATGATGAGGGCTAGTATCTTTTTCATATAATTGCCAAGATAATCAATCCAAACGCTCCTAGATACAAGCAAAGCAATTTGAAGTAATCTTGGGGCATCTTTCCAGCGCCATCTAACCAAGTCTTATACTCATTAAACACACTCGGCTGATTGAACTTTATTGCGCCGTGAGCAAGGGCATTGCCACTTAATATAGTAATAGCCGCCATTACAATAGTCTGCACCCAATCATCTTGATATATAGCGTTGGCGCTATCAATCCACAATAATACTTTTTGTAAAGAAAAAAGCCCTAGAATAGCTATTGGAATAGCAAATATTTCGGGGTAGAGTTGGACAATTTTAAAAAGTTTTTTCATTTCTTGTATCGTTTCTTAATGTTATCAATCAACCTTAATACCATAACTATAAAACCCGCGATAGCAGTCAAACAACCAAATACAACTGATACAAACTTTATCCAATCTTGCATATCAGGCACATAAGCTGGTAGCGATAATATAACCCAAGCCGTTAGCCACTTTCCAAACACCACTACATCGTCTTGGCTGCTATCAAAAACCCCCGCAAAGTGCATAAATATGTTTCTAATCATTGTAATTAACGTTTACGCAAAAATACATTAAAATTATCTTATTTCAATTACTAAAACCTTATCTTTTAAACTCCTGCAACTTATCTTTATACACCTCTTGAATTTTCCACATTCTAGTAGGTATATCATAACCTCTTGTCTTACAAAACTCTTGGAAAGCCGCATCAGTAGCTATTGAATTTAATAGTGTTAACTCTTTCGCAATAGCTTTAGGAACCTCGCTCTCCTCTAAAATATTTATCATTTCCGACTGAATCTTAATTCTGTCACTACTAACGGTTAAGTCCAGCTCTTGTCCTTTAAGTTTCAACCGCGCCGTTGCTTCTTTTTTAAGATTATCGTAAGCCGCCGTACCTACTTTGGGTAAATTAATGTCTTTAGGTGTTCTTTTTTCGGGATTAGTCTTATAGTAAGCCTCTAATAAAGTACCGTACTTAACCGCTTTAGCATAGCTAAAATCGTAGTATTCTTCTTCCGTCATAGTTCTGCCCTCTCCGTCATTACCGACAACCGTTAAATTAGGACTTAGCACCGAAGGGGTACTTAAAGAAGGCTTGTATTTATTTTGAAACAAATCTATTTCATCAGCGCCATCTTTCTTTGACATTGATTTGACAAAACCTCTAGTGCTATTTGCATAAACGTCTGCTTGGTCAAATGAACGCCCTCTATAATCAAAAGCCTTTCTATCTACCATAAACGACATAATACCACTTTGCTTGTATAACTGCTCTTTAAGACCGATAGGGTTCTTCGCTTCCGAATTAACCATATTTACACCTTGTCTGAAAAAGCCCGTTGCGGGTACAATAGCACGGGTAGAAAATTCCGCGATAGTTCTATTCCAATACTTGCTAGATTGTACCGTGTTTTCGGTAGTTATAGACCTGTAAAGACTTTGCATACCTCTTAGGTATTCATCATCTAAAATGCCGACCATTACACGTTCTCCAATAGTCATTACCGCGTTGTCAGCATCTTGCGCTTTAACCGCGGTTAACCTTTTTTGCTCACGCTTCCAGTCCTCGTACACCCCTAATAAAATTAGGTTTAAGTCCATCGTGTTTGTAGCTTGAAATGGTATAGTATAACCATTGATAGTTATTGAGTTAGAAGGTCTAATAGTTCTTTCAACTTGATTATCTCTCCAATCGGTAGTACCCTGCGCGGTTATAGCCTTTCCGCTCTCTTCATCGTCGTCAGCCCAACTATAAAGAAGTGCCGCTATTAAACCTCCGACAGCCGCTCTCCAAGCATATTCGCCAGCTCTTCTATAAGCTAGGTCTTTTTGTAACTCGGTTTCACTAAGAAGTCCTTTGCCTACATAAGCAAGTGATTTAACCGCGCCGTATGGGGCAATTAACTCTAATCGTTTTTCTAAGATATTAGTAATACCTTTTAAGAAAGGAAGTGTTTGTAGAAAGATAATATCATTGACAACTTTTGCCGAAGATTTAGCTATTTCTGCGGCTCTAGGGTTAGTTTTTTCCAACTTCGTTGCCGCCAAGTTCACCGCTTGGGGCAAGGTCTTTTTAAGCTGGAGCAATCCAAAGTAAAGAACCCCGCTAATTCCAGCGTCGAGAGCTTTAAAGGTATATCTATTAGCGAAGTAAGAGCCTTCTTTAGTGGCTTCTTTCTCTCTAGTTTGAGTGACAATTTCTTGAACTCGGCGATTAAATCTAAATCTATCCGATTTTGAATCAGTCAACTCAATCTCTCTATCCTTAAACTCTTGTATTGCTTGTTCCTCTGCTTCTTCAATTTGTTTTACATACATTATCTCGTATGCACGTTTAGCGGCTTCTGAATTACTTAAAGTAGGGTCGTTTCGTTTTACTTGCTGCTTAATATAATCATATTCACCAACCTCTTTTAGTACCGAACCATTGAGCGAGTCTGCGGCAGAAATAAGTCTACTTAACACTTTCTCTAAGTTCATTCCCGCAAGTCTAGGATAGTAGATAGCCTTTCCAAGAGCAGTCATTCTAGGGTTTAACTTCTTGTGTTCGATATAACGAATACGAGGCGTACCCTCTTTTGTTTCGGTTGTTTCGCTAAACGCTGAACCTAAGTCAACACCACCATTCCATAAAATATCTAAGAAGTTAGCGGCGGCTTGTCCCGTAGATTTTCTTACTACTCTTAAAATCTCTTTATCTCCCTTGCCTTGTACTAGCGCTAGGTTGTTTACAAGCACTTTGTACGTTACCATATTCAAAGCGGTAAACACACCTAAAGCATTCTTTAAGATAGTAATGCCGCCAGTTAATATTCTAGCTAACATACGCTCTACCGTAGCTTTCCAAAGGTGCATATAGTCCTTTTTGTCTAGGAAGTAGAGTAGTTGCTCTTCTAGATACTCTCTCTCCGCTCCCATTGGAGAACGGTCAATAGCCTTAAGCATCGCTTCGATATATTGTTCGTCCTCTAGCGTTATTTGCTTTAAGCCTATTTCTTCTGCTAACTCATTACGTACATCTTCTTTGGTCAATGCGCCAGTATTGTACATCTCAATTAGCTTCTCTACCCTTGTTTTTCTTTTAGCGCGATTGAAGTTGCCTCTTTTACGAGCAATAGTATTTACCGTTGCTTGTACGGCTTTAATCTTTTTATCGTTTACCGTAGCAAAGAACATATCTCTAAGTAACGGCTCTTGAATGGCGTAGTCGGACGGCGATAGGGTTGCCTTAATAATTGCATCTACTTTAGCCCACGCCGCATCAGGTGTTTTAGAACCCTTCACTACGCTTTCCCAATCTACTACTTTTACAGTATTTCCTTTGACTACTTTCTCCTTAAAATAACCCGCGTCAATCATTGCATTATTAATCGACTTAAGAATTTCCGTAGGCTTCAACGCTTTCTCTTGTTGCTTACCTTGTAGGTATGCTTCGGCTTGTTTAGAGAACGTATTGGTATTATATAAGGCGTCTAGTTCTGCGGCTTTCTCTCTAACATTCTCCTCTTTCGTTTTACGAGATTGGGCTTGGTTGATAGGTTGAGAAAGTAGGCGGCTAAAGGCACTTGTTTTTGACTTTTTGTCTTGCTCTTTTAAATAATTTTCTACCGCATCAATGTATGTGCTTCCGCCAATTTTAGCATCCAACTCATTTGCCGCCGCCCTTAATCTATCCTCTCTTTTAACTGGAGTTTTATTTGTAGGCTGTTTCGCTTGAAGTTGTTTCTCTAATTTTTCAACGTCCGAAATTAGTTTGTTTTGTTCGGCTACTTTTGCTTTATTGGCAAAGTAATCGTCAACAAGTTTAGTGTTTTCGGTTGTTCCTAACTCTTGGTCAAGCCTTGCCGCTTCATCACGCAGCTTTTGCTCTCTAGTTCGGTTGTCAGTTGCTGGCTTTTTAGCGTTGTCTTGTAGGCTTTTTTCAAGTTTAGCAACATCACTAGCAAGTTTGTTCTTTTTAGCTTGGTCTGACTTCTCGCTAAAGTAGTCTTCAACCATTTGAGTGAACTCCGTTGTTCCCTTTTCAGCATCTAGTCTAGCGGCTTCTTCACGTAACTTCTCTTCTCTAGTTCTATTGTCTACTTTAGGCTTTTGCTCTCTCTCCTCAAACGCCTTTTCAAATCGTGCAATATCACGCTCTAATTTTTCTTCTTTAGCTTCTTCTTCGCTTATCCCAAAATACTCATTAGCAGCATTGCTGAAAGAGTCTGTTCCTAGAGAGGCATCCAAATCGTCAGCTAATTCTTGAATCTTTTGCTTTCTAGTTTTATCGTCTTTTACTACGGGTAGTTGCTCTGAAAGGAATTTGCCAAACTTATTTATTTTAGTAGAAATTTCAGCGTTTCTTTTCTTATCCTCAATCTCTCGTTCTAACGCTTCAATCTTGGTCAAAGTTTCCAAAACCTCTTCATCGGTATTGAAACCTTCCGCTCCATTCTCTACACTCTTTTCTCTTAGGTTTGAGTACAAGTCACCATACGTTTCTTGGTACTGACCACCCGTATTTTTACGCATCCAGTCGTAGAAGTCTTGGAAAGAACGAACACCCTCTTGGATACCGTAAGCCCCAATAATACCTAGTTTCTTGTAAAGAACGGGGTCTAAAAATGGATTAGCACTAAGACGAACAGGGAGTTTTAACGCTTCCTTGAAGTCCTCTTTACTAACACCAAAACTTACACGCTTTCCTTTTGGCTTAGATATAGAAATAGTAGTACCCGTCTTCTTTCCTTTAAGTCTTTCCAGCTCTTTCTCTAAACGCTTAATCTCTTCTTGTTGAGCCTCAATAGTTTTAACTTGGTTCTCTTCGTTAAACACTTCTCCTAGTGCTTCGTGAGTAGCCGTTGGGTCATTGAGTACATCAACTATCTTTTGTGCGTTCTTATCCGCGTTCTTAGCGAACAAATCGTTACGCTTCTTAACTGCTTTTCTTGCTTCTAAGATAACGGCAAGCGGCGACTTGTAGTAAATGTTTCGAACATAGCTTATGCCTCGACCAAAATCTCTTAGAGTATTGTCAAGCCTATCAGCCATTTCTATTTGTTTCTCCGCCCACTTCTCTTTATCCGCTCTAGTGTTTGCCTTCTCTTGATTTAACTTGTACGTATTTATTGCCTGACCATATACATACACCTTGATAACTGGCAAAACATTGCTGCTTTCTACATATTCTAAAGCCTTTTCTAAACCTCCTAATTTCTCTATAATGGCGTTACCCATAGCAATCACCTCATCGTCGTGAAGTACGTGGTAAAACTCTCCTAATTCACTATTAATCTTTTCTTTTACATCTTCACTAAGAGTAGAATTGTTTAAGGCATCAATAACCGCTTTTAATCTTTTTTCAGAAGGCGCTCTCTCTCCCGAATGAATGTTTGGTGTTTCAGGTGTGATAGGAGTATTGAAGTCCGTAAAGACATACTCTAGGAACTCGTCAAAAGTTACCCCTTTTTCTTTCTCTACCGCCTCACGAATAGCTGCATATTTTTCACTTAGCAAGACTTCGGAAATATCTTCCATTGACATTCCTTTGTCTATCAACTCTCCAATTTTAGACACAACTTTCGAAGATACTGTATTGGTGAGCTGGGGCATAACTTGACCGTCAGCTATCTTAACTTCGGTTTCCGCTTTCAATACCGCACCTACTCTTAACGCACTTGCAAACTGCTTGGCAAAATCCATTACATCCGCGTCGGTGTCTAGAGTTTGAGTAAGTTCTATTCCTAAAGAAGATAGAATAGATTTAAAGAAGTCCGCAATATCATTCCATATAGTTTGACCTACTAGGTTTTTGTGCTTGCCTATTGCTACGTTAGAAAGGAACTCACATACAATCTCAATGTCTTTCTCCGCTTGGGTATAAGGTGCTAGATAATTTTTATCTGCCCACTCGCCATACGTTTGTCCGTTGGGAGTTTGAACATTTCTTAGTTTAGAGGCAAACGCGGCTGCAAGTTCGGGACGGGCAAGTATAGCCGCCGCAACAATCGGGTGAGCCGCTTCGTGCGTTAGTGTGTTTGCGCCAGCCATTAAGCGATTGACTACGATTGAATCAGTAGCCGCGTCGTAAAAAGCCGCACTATTCTTAGCGTCCCTTTCGTTCATTCCCGACTCCATTGCTTTCTTTTCGTACTCTTTGTGACCAAGTACGGTGATAGAAAGGTTTGGCGCTATCTTAGAAAGGGCTTTAACTATTTTCTTTACATTACCTCTCATTGCCTTGAAAGGATATGTGTCGGTAATTTGCGCCTTTGGTGATAGGTCGGAAAGTAAATCGTCAAAAGAAGACTCAATTACTTCTTTTGAAGTAGCCGTTTTCTCAAACTCTTTAAGTTGCTTTTCAGCTTCTTTTCTTAGTTCTTTTGCGGTTGGCTCTAGTTCTTCATCCTCTTTAATAACTTTAGGGGTAAACAAATCTATGACGGTAGCGGTGTTCGCTTCATTACCCATCAATTTCTCCGTCAATAAAGCCTTAAACTCTTTCTCGGAGTATTCCTTACCCTTGTACGTGTAGACACAAGCCATTATTTACCTAGTTTTTCGTCGATTTCAAGAAGTGCTGCGCTATTATCTTTAGCGATATTGAGTAAGGAAAGAATGTCCTTTACCTCTCCTACTGCTTTTCTTTGAATTTCTATAAATTGCAAAAGGAATTGCGCCGTAACACAATCCTTCATTTTATCTTCCGCCGACTCGTATAGTTGAACGTAGAAGTCTAGTAATGACTTTTCGGTTTCGTACACAATCTCAAAAGCGTCTAACAATCCTTTCGCTTTGTCCTTTTGTGCTTCTACCATAGGTATTTCAGCTACATCACCTCTATCGTTAATGTAGTCAGCTAGTATTTGATAGTGACCAAGTTCAGACTCCGCTTCCGAGTTAAAATACTTTTGCGTTCCAAAGAAACCAATGGCTTGCATTTGTGCGGCAAGTGAACGGTATAGGTTGTGAGCGTACAGTTCGTGACTTATTGCCTTGATTAAACTTGCTTTAGTTTCTTTCTTTAGTAGTGATTCCATTTTAGCACTTTACTTTTAGTATGTTGTTGCCTTTAGCGTCTTTTACTTCTTTTAAGGACTCAATTATGTCCTTGAAATTTGATTCTACAAATATAGCCTTTTCTCCTACTTCTCCGTATTCTTTTACGGCTTCTTCCATAGCTTCTTTTTTACCTTTTACGGTTTTCTTAGTGCGTTGGGCGTTTTCAATAGTATCAAATACTTCTAAAATAGCTACTTCTTCGGTTGCTGGCTTTTGATTTTCTCTACCACCTTCTTTAGAAATATTCTCTTTAGTTCCTTCTTGATTTTTTGTTCCTTGTTCATTGCTTATTAATTCATTAAGTTTAACTTCATCTATATTGCCATCCGCATCGATAGCGTCACCATACTTAGTTTCAATCTCTTCAATAGACATTTCGTCTATATCCATCAAAGCGTCAATTACTTCGGGGGAGAACAATTCATCGTAGGCTTCTTGCTTTTGCGCTTCTTCTAGTTGCATTTCTTCATAAAAAGCCTCCGCGTCCCTTTCGTGACGTTTGTAATCTTGATATTGTTGGGGTGTCATACCCATCATATCAACCTCGGTTTCAGCTAAATAATCTTCTTCTAGATTTATACGCATATCTAGCTTAGACTCCGATTGAAGAATATCGATAATTATACTCCTAATATCGGGCTGATAAATCATTTCTTGTTGCTCTTCGGTTAGCCTTTCGTGAATGATTTCGGACAATCTTTCAATGCTAGGCTTTCCCTTTTGGTGTAAGCCTATTTTTCCTCGTAATTCCCTATTTCTCCCTCTTAACCCCAACTCTCTTATTAACGATTCCGTATCTACCTTACCTCCTCCCGAAAAGTATTGTCTAATATAAGTTTCAACCGCTTTATCAGGGTCACTAGGCTCAAACCCTAAAGTAGCTTCTCTAAATCTTTTCCGCGCCGCCGTCTTACTCTCTTTCTTTTGTTTCTTGGCTGGAGTTTGCTCTTTTACAATATTTAATTCCGACAACGCTTCCGAAACGATACTCTCAATTTTCGTCTCCGTTTCTAGCGCTTGGGTTGTTTCTTTGCCTAAAATTTCATCAAACATTTTACGTAATTCGGGAGTAAGTTGTTTTCCCGAAAGAGATTTGTAAACTGATTGAAATGCTTTGGTTATTTGGTCTAATACATCTTGAAAAGCCTTGCTAAACCCTTGCTTGCCTTCTAAGTGATATTTCTCCCAGCTCTTTGCTATGAACTCTTGAACCGCTCTATACTTTTTGCTTGTTGTGCCATCTTTAAAAGCATCGTTGCCTTCGATTAATTGCTCAACTGTTACTTGGTTTTTAGGATTAGCCTTGTTAAATTCATCAACAATAGTTTGAGTATGCTTTAAACCTACTTCATTTCCCTCTTTCGCCCCGTCAATAATCGCCACTACTGTTGGGTGCATTATTTCGTGAGTAAGAGCTATTGTTGCTCTTGGACTACCATTAAAGTCCCTTATTGCCTCTACTATGTTCTTGCCGCTTTCTATTCTGTATTGGGCTTCGGCATCTTTAAACAACGGTTGTCCGCCTTCTACACTAGCTTTTAGTTCGGGTGTTATATCTATGGAATATTGTTCAACAACTTTCCTTTGCTCTACGTCAGCAGAATTGCTTGTTTTCAAAAACACTTCAATTACCCCTTGTTCCGTGTCGGAACTTGTTACCGCATCACCATCTTTATCTACAATAACAAAATCTTTAGTATAACTACTTGCGTTTTTATATTCCGATTTTTTAATAATCTTAAAACCTTGTGCTTTTGCATTATCCCAACTCCTTACATATTCTTTGCCTATGTCTATTTTAGTTGTTTTCGGCTCTTGCTTGGTCAAACTCTTAGCCACATTACCTACTATGCCTAAACTACCTTCGGTTGTTGAGCCGTAAAAACCTTTCATTCCTTTGCCGCCTACCGCAAGATTATCCCCTTCAAGAACTTTTGTTGCCAAACCTTCTTGAACTCGTCCTTTGTCATTAATAATCTTTTCAGCCACATCTTTACCAAAAGAACTTTCTAATTGATTTTCGGCTAATGCTTTTTCTTTGAAAACAATGTTTCCGTCTTTTTTTCCATATACTTGATATGTGCCATCTTCATTTCTTAGGTAGTTTATATTGTCAACTTGTTTTCTTAAATCATATCTTTCGTTTTGCTGCTCTCCAGTAGTCCAAGCAATCTTATCAACTCCTTGTGCAACCGCTTCTTTAAGCGCAACCTTTAGACCTAATTTAGTCCAAGCGTTTGTGTCCATTACGAAGGGGGCGGTTGGGGTGCCAGTAAAATCAGGGTTATATCCTGCTGTTTTAATTGCTTCCTTTTCGTTATTTGCAAACACATTCTTTTTAAATTCTGCTTTTTGAAAAACATCCCAACTTCCATCAGACTTTTGCTTTGCTGTAAAAATATCATTACCTGCAAAACCTACTTTTTTACCTTGTTGACCCCAATCGCTTTGCACTTCCTCAAGGAACAACACCTTCTTACCTTGTGCATCTGTGCGGGTGTTCATTCGTAAGTGAACAAGAATGTTTGGCTCTTCGAAGTGGGAGGATTTGAACTTAGTATTTTCCTTTATTGGAGTATACGTGTCCAATTCTTGACTAATACCACCCATTTCTAATGATATTTCTTCTCTTTTTGTCGTTGCCTCTTTTGCTATTTTTTCGTCCCTTGAATAAGAAAGGTCGTCATATTTATTGTATTCTTTTTCTAAACGATTCTGCTCTGCAATTAACTCTTTATATCTCGCATCTTTTGGTTTGGTTAAATTTTTACTTGGCATCGTAACCAACACCTCTTTGTAGTTTTCTTTTTCTCCTTCTAATTGGTATTGAGAGAATTTGGTAGCGTTTGTTGGTAATATTCCATCTGAATTTTTTAAATCATAATATTCTAGTGCAAGATTATATAGATTTTTAGGTAAATCACTTTCTATATCTTCTACATATTCCCCATCCTTAGTTACTTCTATTTCACCATCCATTCCTGTTGCTATCTCATATCCTTCATCAATAAAGGCTTGTTTAATTTCTTCGCCTCTCTTAATTTGTTGGTTATCATCCATTCCCTTTACCACCTCAACAATTTCTATTCTATTGTCCTTTAAGAATTGTTGTATGTCTGCCTTAGATACCGAGCCTTCTTGTTGTGCCAACCAATCAGTTAATCCAGTCCATTTAGCTTCTTCTCCTTTAGCGAATTTTTCAGCCCATTGTTTAGCGGGCATTTTATCTTGCTTAACACTATTAATTATTGCTTCTAATGGTGAATAAAATCCGTTTACTACATCAGGCGAAGTATTTTTTACTTGTACGTCTTTCCCGTTAATCTTCAACGAATAAGGCTTTTCGCTTCCCTTGCCAATGCCAACCCAATCACCAACGGTTTTAGCCGCCGTAAGCCCCGCTTTTTTCAACCCATTAAACACTTGTGAAATAACACTATGTACGGGTTCTACGTCAGCCTTATTTACCCCAAAGTTTTCAATTTGTTGCTTTGTTGTTGCATCTTCCCCTACACTTTCTTGCGGTTGCTCCATTTGCTCAACGCCTTGAGTAATTTCACTCAATGGCTCTGCTTTAGCACCTTCGGCTTCTTGTTTGTCTAACTCTGCATTTATTTCAGCCAAACGCTTTGCTCTAGCATTTTCTTTAACAGAGTCAACTTTGGCGGTTGATTCAACAACAGGAGCTTCAGTCTTATTTATTACAATTTCTTGCTTTTGCTCCATAGACATTTTGTCTATATCTTCTTGCTTATAGCCAAGTTTTAATAGCGGTTTGTCAAATGAATTTGGCTTCGTTTGAATTTCTAATTGTGGCAACTCAAAAGAAACGCTAGGCGACACCCCTTCGGGTACGATTTCCTCTACCGCTCCCTCTTTTATACCCTCTTGGGTGCTTTCTACGATAGGGACTTTTTGGGCTTGTTCTAAAGCAGCTAGTTCTGCATCATATTTAGCATTTATTTTGTCATTAGATGTTTCACTATTTATCTTATCTGCTAAAATTTGAGAATAAGACTTACTCTTTCCGTTTTCAAAACCATCTTTTCCTAAACCTGTGCTTTTTATCTCGTCTTTAAAAAATTCTTTTGCTAATTTTTCACCAAGCTCTGCATCCTGCTTTGTGTCACCGTGCATCACAAATTGGTCATTTAGTATTACTCCTTGATTAACTAAATCTTGAAAGGATTTAATACTTCCTTTATACCCATTCTCTTGTAAGTGCTTCATAAAGCTCACAAAATTTTCAGGGGTAATTTTATTAAAATCCTTTAACGAAAAATAGCTCTTGTATGGTGCTTTGGAAGAATCAACTTGTGAGTTGTTTATGTCAAAAAATAACCAACTAGCACTGTTTGCCGTATAACTTAAAACTCTTACACCCTTTAGAATATATCTCTCGGCTTGAGATTTACTAGCTAGTAATTCAATACTATTAGTCCATTTATTCCATAAGTCTTTTGTCTTTTCAGATAGATTCTCCCTTAATGACTTTCTAAGTGCCATAGTTTCGTCCATTGTCGTAGGAGCTCTTAACTCTGGTGCGTTTCTTATCTCTTGGTCAGTAATTCTTAGCCCGTGCTTAATAGCATAGTCTACATACTCTTCTCTTGTTAGCTCTACTAAATTAATACCCTCATTTTTTGCTATCTCGGCTAATTTTCTAGAAGCCTCATTATTGTCTAACTTATTGTTTAAAAGGGCTTCTTTTCTCCTAGCTTCTATTATTTCAGCGCGATAATTATTAGTAATCTCATCCTTATATTTACGACCAAAACTAAAATCTACATAATCTCCCTTGCCATCGTTATCATTTTTCACATTTTCATTAGTAAAAAAAGACATTTCGTTTTTATATCTTTCTTCAATCTTCTCTTTTTTAGCTTCAAATTCATTTTTTGATAAAGACTGGGTTGATTTGTTAGTTGCTTCGGTTACGGGCGGAATATTCTCTTGGGTAACCTCTGCGGTTTGGGCAGCATTTGATTTCTTGCCTCTAGCTAAAATTGGCAAATCAACTTCAACAGTCCCGTTTCTCCAATAAATGTTTGAACTATCTAGTCCTAAAGACTCCATATACGGGGTTAGTGCTTGTCTTACTATGTCAAACTCTTGGTTATTTTTAACTTCAATAACATCAAAATCCCCCGCTTTTACATCAATCCCTAACTCATTTACTATCGCGTCACCGTTAATAGCAACTCTATTTGTTTTTAATTTACCATTTTCATCATATTGCAAGTCGTACCCTCTACTTAATTGTTGTTCCCAAACTCTTAGTCCGTCAGTAGATATGCTAGTTTTTTCAGTATATTCGTGTCCTTCAGGAAGTCTTGCTTGAACTTCTGAAATCATTGTTTTGAAATTACCCTTATTCCTAGATTGATTTTCAAACTTTGAACTCCATTTGTTTGTTGGCTTTCCGTTTTCGTATAATCTATAAAACCCAACAAAATCACGTCCCGAAACACCGCTTACTACAATGTCAACAACTCCCGTATTAGGATTTGAAAACTCAACGACATCAATTCCATCTACAATATTATGATTAGAAACAACTGAATTTACACCACTACCTCCTAACTCATTAGAGAAAATACCAACATCTTCAAATAAAGAAGGATTAAGCATTTGAGAAGTAAAATCACGCTGCTCAACAACATTTTCGTTGATTAACTCATTCCCCACGACATTAGTTACCTTTTCATCCGCCCCAGCTTCTGCCTCGTATGTCTCTCCTACTTTCTTACCGCTAAATACCGCTTCTATATCACTATCAATCTTATCAATCTCCGCTTGGATGTTTGGGTCTTTTACCCCCGCTTCCTTTTGCGCTCTTTGTAATTGCTTCTTTCTAAACGATTCGGATATAACAAAATTCTTCTCCGTTTGGTTTAGTGCCGTGAAAGAAGGCAGTTGACGCATACCAGCACCGATTCCTTGTATCTCGGCTATTACCGCTGCGTTTTCGGGAGCGATAGTTGAAACTTGTAACACATCTTCTTCCGTTGTTTCCGAAATAGCACCTATCAATGATTGTTGAGTAGGGCTTTTTTGGTCGGGGCGGCTTATAGCGGTCATTGCACCACCTACCATAGCGCCAGCAGTTATGGCATCAAACAAAGCATCCGCCTTGAATAAGTCTTTGTAAATCTCTTTTTCCTCTGCGTAGTTCAATATTGATTTAGTCACATCAACACCGATATTCTCCGCGCCTTCTTCCGCGCCTTCTTGAAGCATATGCTTTGAGTACGCCTTCAAACTTTGGGGCATCGCTTTTAACCCTTGCTTAATAGCGTCTTGAACCGAAGCCCCTTTCTTAATAGATTGTAAAATTGAAGCCCTAACTACGCCGTCTAAATACCTAAAATCAGGTACTGCTAACTCTATCGTTGCTGAAATACCGCTAATAGCCGAAGAGTATAAACGCGCTTCGGTGGGCGATAGTCCGTTACGCAATGCTTCTTGGTAATTATTACCTTCTTGAATTACAAAAGCAGTTCCCCACAAACTCATTAGTCGAGGTATTTTGGTAATAGCAAGAACTTCACCACCCGCCATAAATGACATAAGACTACCTATACCCGAACCAAATAGTTCCGCTTTCTTCACAAAGTAAGGAATTTCTACGTTTTCCCCGTATTCCAATTTCTCGTAGTTTTGCTCAAACTGTCTATTAACCGCATCGTCTAGCCAATCGGTAAATAGATAGTCAAGCATACCCGTTTGGTCAACAAAAGGTATTCCTAAATCTTTTTTAACTACACCTAAGACTATTTTAGGTAATTGCTTGATATTTAATCCTGCCGTCTCTAAGGCTTGTCCTGTCGCAATAATACCAGCCGCTACTGCTTCTTTAACCTCTCCCGATTCTTCGGTAAACTCTAATCCTCTAGCTGTTTGTTCTTCGCCTTTCTTAATTGCCTCATACAAACCTTTATATTCTTTTAATCCGTCGGTTAGAATGCCATTTATTTGACTATTAAATGTTGCGGCGTTATTGATAACATTTAGCTTGTCTTGTGACACTCCGTACTTTTCACCTAAAGCGTTATATTGTTCAATAACTTGGTTTAGCTGATTGTCAATTACAAGCGCTTTCTTCTCTTCTTCTGTTTGCTTTAACTTACCGTTCTCAAACAAGTAAGAATAGTTCTTTTGAAGGTCGTTGGCTTGGGCTTCTAAAGCAGTTGCTCTTTGTTGCAACCCTTCTACATAACCTCTTTTACTCTCGTCTTTTAGCACCCCGTCTTCACCTACGTAACTAGAAAATTCAGCACTAATATCCTCTATTTCTTTGTTTAAAGCACCCATTTGAGAGTTGTACTCTTGGTACTTATTGCCTAGACTATTTTTTGGTGAGCCGTCGGGGTTCACGTACTTATCCCTCTTCGCTTTAAGGCTTTTAATCTTTTCTTCATACATTGTGGCGTCTACACTATAAGCGTCGTAATCCATTGAGTACATTGCTTTCTTCGCTTCTCTATTAGCGTAGTTTGCCTTAAGCTGGAGCGCTTCTTTCTCTAAGTCGTATAAGAACTTTTCTTCTTCAACGTTAGGTACGCCTAATTTTGTTTCTATCTCCGATATACGCGCTTTAATATCCGAAGACCTTTCGGGGTCTGCTTTATCTAAGTACGTCAAGTAATCGCCTACAAGGTTCTTTTTAAGTCCTTGTAAGTATTGTTTAGCCGATTCATCGTTAAACTTAGTCGCGTTGTTGTATGCGGCTGAAATTTCAGTCATAGGGGTTTTAGACATAGCCCCAAAATTATCCGCAGCCCTGTCGTAAATATCTTGTTGTATTCTAGCTGGCTCTTTTTCGTAAAATTCGTTAGCCATCCCCTCTATTCTCTCAACAACCGTCGGATTCTTTTTTATTTCTTCCCATTCTTTTTGAGTCATTGCTTGTTCAAGAGTCGGGTCTTCCATAGACTTAGCCGCTTCTTTAAACGTTTGTTTAGGCACATCAATTCCTTTCATAGCTTCTTTAGACGAAACTACTTTAGGTGCTTTAGGCGTACCCTCTTTGAAATCCTCTAGACCTACATTTAATTGCTTTTGTTGCGGAACTACACGTTGGCTTGTTGGCTCTTCTCTGTATAACCCAATTTTAAGAGGATTTCCACTCGGTGTTGAAGGTGTTACGGGCGGCGTTGATTGAGCGCTTGAACTTGCCCCACCATTGCCCGAAGGTGAAGCGGGTTGCTTTCCCAAGCCCAGTTGCGCGTCAAAGTCCGCCTCGTCTATAAACAAGCCTTTTGTAGACTTTTCAGAATTAAACAACTCAAATACCGCTTTTTTATCTTTTGCGATTTGCGCTCTAAAGTCTGCTTCATCAATAAATAAACCTGTGCTTTTTACTGCGCTATATGCGTCTTTTATTTTATCGGGCATTTCTTAATTTTATTTGGTTGGTACTTTACCGCCTTTTGCTATATATGCTTGTCTTTCCGAAAGACTCATTGCTCTGTAATCGTCCATACTTACACTTGGTACACTTGAACTTGCCGACTTAGGCACGTCCTTCTCGTACTTCTTAACTTCACTATCGAAGTCAATCCCAAAGTGAGTGTTCAAACGCGACTTGTTTGCGGGACTCAAAGGTATGGAAATAGGATTAGTATTTAAAGAAATAACTTCATAAGTTCCATCACCTCTATCTACAAACTCTACGTCTTGACCCGAATAACTTGATATTTCATTCGCTTTAATGATAGCCTTAGACTGACCTTCTTTACCCTCGACTCTCCAAAACTCACTACCGTCAGCACCTCTTGTTCTGTAATAACGAAATGGCACAAAAGCTATATCTCTATTGTCTTCGCTAATTACGTTAATACCCTTCACGTCACCCGTTTTAAAGTCGGTTACGTCTAGCCCTTTAAGTGGTCTAGTTGCCTTAACATTCTCCATCTCCTTCTTCAATCTCATTAACTCTTGGTTTTCCGCATCAGTTAAGAAATTGGTGTTAGTAGCCAAAGCGTTTTGATATTTCGCCTCTAGCTCTTTTACCCTTTGTGATTTACCCGAACTTGAAGTAGGGGTAAATCCTTCATCATAAATAGGTGACAAGCCAACCTTGCTTTTTTCATTACCACCTCCAAAGCTACTTGAACTATATCCTTGTATTTCTTCTCTACTCTTACCTTTTAACATAACCTCGTTGGTCATCTACTCCAAGAACTCGTCGGAGTTTTTCCAAAATCCCGACTTTAATCCCCCCTCGTAAGTACGAGTCATATCATCCGCAGTAGTTGGGTCAAGCGTGAACTTCTTGAATTGCCCTTCTACATACTCTTTTACCTTATTTCGGTTTAACTTGGTTACCCCTTTCGTTACACCACCTCCTATCATTACCTCTTTGAAATCTTCTGCGGGCATCAATTTAATAAGAGCATCTTGAATATCAAATGGCTTTTGAGGTAATGGGTTGTTATCTTTATATTCAATTCTTGCCGCTAAATTAGGCTGCGCTTTCAAACCCTCGTACCATTTCTTTACATCTTCGGGGTCATACTCTCCTTGACTATTAAACAAATCTTCTGCAAACTTGTATAAATCATCCCCTTCTTTCTTTGCTTTCGCTATTCGTTGCATATAAGGCATAATAGCCTTTTGGTACTCTATACTATCGGGGTCTATTCCACTTGCCGCTGCTTCCGCCGCTACATTAGAAATTTCTTCTACCGCCTTAGTTAAATCTTCTTGGTTAGCCCAGTTCAATTCATTTATATCGGGTAGCTTATAGTTATTCCATTTCGCCTTACGCTCTAACTGTTGTTTGGCTTTAGCAGTTTCTTTAGCCTCCATCTCCGTATTCATATTCTCTAGGAATTTGATAGGGTCGAAAGAGCTTTGGTCGAGAACTGCGGCGTAACCCGTATTGGCTTTTTGCGTTACCCCTAGTGGGGTTGCGTTTGGTATTCCTAGTTCCATATTATTGATTTAACATTTTAGCCATTAAAGCTAGTTGTTCGGGAGTCAATTTACTAAATAACGCTATTTGTTCGGGAGTCATATTTGTAGTTGCTTTAGGGTTAAGAACCGACTTGTTTACCGCCATTTCATTCCCGTAAGAATCATAAGTTTTTCCCGCTACCGAACCTAAAGCGGCGTTAATACCCTCTATCGTTGCGTTATCAAGAACCCCTTGCGCTCCACCTATGGTAGCCGCATTGGTTTTAGCTAGATTTTCACTAAACTCTTGCGAAGCCTTCGCGCCATTATTGGAATAATTTTGAGTCAATGCATCTGCGGGTAAGGAAGATTGACTACCTTGAAGCGCTTTTAACCACTCCGCATTATTCTCATTTGCGTTTTGCATCTTCATCCCCATCACTCCCGCACCAACTACTCCCTTCATTCCCTCGTACTTGTTTCTCATTCCAGCTTCGCCTAATGCTTGTGCCGCCGCCGCCTTCTCTTGGAAGGGTTGGTTCACATTGTAATCCCACGCCTTATCTTGGTATTCCGCGTACTTATTCAACTCTCCTAATACCGCATTTTGACGTAATTGGTAGTCTTGGGCAGCGTTCAAACCTAATTGATTCTCTTGTCCCATTTGGTTAGAGTAAACTCCCGATAAAGCCGCTAGTGCCTCTACTCCGCTTGACGAATTTTGGTTAATGTCGTACAAGGCGTTTGCACTCGCTTGGTCAAGTCGTTGCTCCACGTTTGCTTGTCCCGCCATATTCATTGACGAAGCTAAGTTCTTTGAGCGATTTAACGCTTGGGTTTTTGCTTCGGGAATATTGTATGTAGGGCGTTCTAAGTTCTTTAAAATTTCCTTAGAGCGTTGTGATTGCACGAGACCTGCAATTCCTTGCGTAATCGCGGGAATTGAACTTATCGCAGCAAGAGTAAGTGGGTCAAACATAATGAGCAAATTTAAGATACAAATATAGTGAAATTATAGCACTAATAAGATAAACGCTATTTTTTGTAAACAATTTTGATTTGCTATTTAACTAGCCTATAAAACAAAAAAACCACCTCAATCAAGAAGTGGTTTCGTTTCATCTTTCGTGAAATTATTTCGTTTGTTTCACTATTTTGAATAGCTTGTAGATAGCTTCGGATTTGCCTTCATACCTTGCATCAATAGAATCTACGTAGGTTTCAAATATTGCTTTATCCGAAGTACAAGAATTAAACATTTGCGACAAACCCGTTCTATACACTGCCAACAAATTAATTTTAACCGCTTTGGGGGTTTCCAAAACTTCGCTAGTCATTAACGGTTCACCATTGCCACCTACGAGTTGTGTTCTAAATCCATTCTTAGCGTCTTTGATAAGAATGTAAGGGAATTTCTTTTTTGCCATTTTTGTAATTATTTTAAGCAAATCTACAACAAACAAATCTAGTAAAGGTCAAAACGTGTTAATTATTCCACGCTTTCACTAGGCACATAGCTAACCTTTATGCTAAACAATATAACCCTTTCACTACTTGTCACACTCACCTTTTGTAGCGAGCTATAACATCTCAATATTCTACCGTTTACTCTCGCTAGTTCCGTAGTTTTTAAGTATGGAATACCAACCGCTACGTTTAATTCGTCTCTAGTTACATCGCTCCAGTAGCCGTTTTCATACAGCTTAAATAGAGTATTTGCGATAGTCGTTTTCATTGCGCTATAACTTGCTTGGGCGCTTACGTCAATCTCGACAGTTGGGGCTTGGTTAATTCGTAGCCCTAGATTCAATGGCACTTTCATATAATTAGGTACTGCATTGAAGGGGTTTGTTACCGAGAATGTTCTTGGTACGCCAAAAAAGTCAAGAGGGTCTCCGCCGTCACTTTCATATAACTCCCCACCTAGAAATTCTACCGCATAAAAACCTAGATTTTCAGTCCATTCGGGGAAGTAATCTACCTCACTTCTCCATCTACTGTCTTTGTAATTAAACACCGCTCCAATAGCAGTTTCCCCTTGAATAAAGTAGCAACGGTACTCGTTATTGAATGAGTCAATAGCGCTATTTAATTCAGCACCCGATTGTACGAATTGGGTTAGTTCTAACGTCCTTTTATTGAACTTAAACTCTCCATCCGATATATCTTGTTGCCCGTTGTTTAATGAGCGAATAAAGACACCGCTATGGAAGTCGTAGTAGAATAATTGTCCGTCTACTATTCTTACACTTGTCTTGTGGATAGTTCCGTAGAGCGTATCGTAAGGGTTAATACCACCGAATGTTTGGTTTCTCGGAGAGTAGGAGAGCTGGTTTTGACCATCAGCACCTACCGCTAAAGTTCTTTGTATGTAAATGCTTGTTTCCTTTCTTTCTTGTAAGACCTTTAGGGTATATCCGTTGATTATTATTCGAGTAATTTGACCGAACTGTTCGTCTAGGTCTGCTTTGTTAAGAACGTCAAAGTCAAAAGAACAAATGTTGTTTTGAGTGGTATTGTCTATGAATGAGCCACCGTGAAGAACAGATGCCTTTAGTTGCGTTCTTTTAAAATTAGCATTTTGAATACCTATACGTCCGTAGTCGCTTGCTTGTGAAAGGTAGTAATCGGAAACACTTGGGTCTTCCACGTAGAACCTCCAAATAGAGTCAACCGTTAAGTTCGTGTTTATTCTTTGAGATAGTCGAGGTCTAACATACACATCGCCAAAGTCTAAGTTCAAAAGCGCCTTTGTATCATCAGTTTGATTAGTGTTAAAACTCATACTAAGATACGAAGCTAAAGTAGCGTTATCTTCCGTGGTAATCGTTGTTGTGTTTGTTGCGGGGTCGTAAACCGCGGTGGTAGCTACCGTAATTAATGGCAAGCCAACCAAAGGAGTAAAGATTAGAGCGTAGGTAAAAACTCCTAAATAATCTAAATTACCCTCAACAACCCACACGTTATTACCTATCCCAGCTTGGGTAATAATTTTTATTGAATATTGCTGACCTTCGTGCGCTCTTTCGTCCGTACTTGCGTTCAACACTGTTTTAATTTCCCCTATTTCGAACCACGGGTCTTCAATAGTTTGTAAGTTAGGAGTGTATATTTCAATTAAGAAGCCCGTAGTTTCTCTATTGATAGTTTCATAGTCATACAGTCTTACCCACACCGCCTCTTGACCACCTACACCACCACTTGCGTCGTATCTTAAAACTTCTAATTCGACATATCCATTTGCATAAGCTGGCAAGGATTGAACGAAAGAAGCGCTATCAGTTACTATTCTTACAATATCACCTACTTGAATTTGGTGATTGATAGTAGCGCCATAAGCCGTTTCATAGTAATTATCTAGGCTTAATCTGTAAAGATTAGGGGATGCGGGGTCGGTTGCTAGGTCGGTAACGGTTCGGTATTGAAAGTCACGAATATTAGTTACTCTCCTAGTCATTATTTGATAATACTCTGCCCATTCGGGAGGTTCGTTTGTAATGGTAATTCTAGGGTAGACCGTATAGGGGCTATGAGTGTCTGCAAAAGTTGTAAAATCTTCTTGTGACGGGAAAGGGACTTCCAAATTCATATCATTACTAGTCAAAACTCCCCCACTTCTTAGCCCCCTATCGTAGTATTGTATTCCAAACTCGTGTCTTGCCCCTTTCTTTAAAGACTTTTTAGGTCTTGTCGGATAAAGAGAACCCATTGAAACAAAAGGGTTTATAGTAAATAAAGAAGGTGATATGTCTAATTCAGCCTGTATAGGAGACGTGTCCATTGTCAGCACAACGGAATATCCGATTCCTGTTAAATAATCAGCAAAAGATTGCCCTATTGCCTCAATAATGTATTCAGTCGCGTCAGTAATGCTTAACCCGCTAACGGCATTCATATCCGCTTGTGTTACGGTATAAGTAAATGTTTCGGTTAATCCACCATTTAAAGACGGGTTGTTTCTAAAAGTAAAAACACACACATCTCCTTCTTGATAAGGAAAAACCGCACCCGCTAGCAAACTGCTTTGATTGGTTATATCAAATGTATCACCTATACCGCCCAAAAAAACATAAGAAACTCTAGGGGTCATTATCGTAGTGTCTCTTATTTCCTCTAAGACCCTTGTGGCTTGTGCATCTATTTGTATTGGGTCGTAACCTTCTACAAAGTTTCCAAAAGCAATTTGATTGGTAGGTAATTTCTCTAAGTCTTCGGCTATTTGCGGAACTCTATCATACCCTCTTAATGTTTCCATCAAGCCTAACGGTTTAATAGCGTTGTTGCCGTCAAATACTACGGGGTAAGTCGTGTCATTTGCTATACCCAAAATAGATTTGTCCAGCTCCGTAAATATTCCAAATTGACCGTTGTTCAAGTTTCTTACTGCAACCCGAATAGTTTTTACTAACTCACTACCCGTTGGGACACTTAGATTTAACACGTTATCGGCGTTAGGTTCTAAATAGTTCCTTCCACTTATAAACTCCCACTCTTGCGGTACCATTAACTTAGAAATAGGCGACCACGTACTCTCTTGGTTCTCTTGGTACACCCATTGAACCGAAAATTGGTAGAGCGACCCGTACAGTTTGTTTGAATCTCCATCATTATCAAATTCCAACAAATCATTTGAAGTATAAGAAGGATATTTTATGAAGTCTAGTAGCTGCTCGGTAGTCGTGTACGTACCGTCTATTGCCGCTTGAATGTTTAGGTTTCTCGGAGGATTGAACTGCCAAATACCATCTACGTTCTTCAAATAAGATTCAAAGTAACCGTCCGTCCAATATAAAATTCCATTCACTACCCTTGCGCCTACTATCTTATTCGCTATTTGCAAATTGAGAAGCGCGTCCGTTAGAACTAGGGTAAAAGAACCATCAGTAGTGTCGTACTGAAAAATAGAATGGTCGTCGTTTGAGTTGTGTACAAAGAAAATAATTGAGTTTGCTTCTACCCACGGGCAAGACCCTATAACGGTATTAGTACCCGCTGGCAAATCCACATTTTCATAGAGAAGGTTTCCCGTCATTGATACTAGCGCTCCATCTTCACCTTCCGAGGCGTTACCACTACGGGCGTAAAGGGCGGTTCTATAATCTCCTTGCGCTATTGCTCTTTCGGTGCTATCGGTGTCTATACCGCCGTAGAAGAACGACTCTTGACTTTCTTTCATTTTTGGGAATTTCTTTGAGCAAAGATAATGAAAAAAGGGTGCAACCGTAGTTAAACACCCTCTCTTTATCTATGATAACACGCAAGTTTCTAATCTGTTCACAAAGATACAATGTTCAAGGAAAGTGAACAAGTCAATAAAAGTTAATAGATTGCTTTACAAAAAAAACGATAAGGGTAAACGTATAGCTTTACAAACTTCATAACACGCCGACTTAACGAAGCGTGAAGCCCGAACTTTTGTATAGGGAGTCTAGCAACTCGCTAACAGTTGGTGACTTGGCAAGAATATTAGCGTCCCAAACCGTTTCCTTATATTGTCTTTCGTAGTCCTTGCTCATACTAAACAATCTTTCGTTATCACTTAACTCCGCACATTTCCACATCAACAAATTTCTAAAAGCGTCCACGTAAGCAAGTGGTACAAACGTATCTTCATTCACGTTCCTACCCATACTCAAATACTCAATTACCCCAAAACCTATTGGAATGCTCTCGCTAAATAATATTCTTCTTCTTTGCCAGTCTACTCTGTAATAATTGACGTTCTTACCTCCGCCCTCTCCGTATCTTGTGTATTGTCCCCAAGCGTAACTTGGCACTCCACCGCTTGTTTGCGCTGTGTTATTTGTTGGGGCTTCGCAAGGTTCGGGATAGTCTGTTAAATCTAGTGTGTCGTCTTGCGTTAAAGTCCATATTCTTTTACCGTCACGATACCCCACCTTTCCTAACGCTACAAAGTCGGATGGTAAGTTCCAAACCCTGTTCGCTAAATTGATAGGAATTTCAATAGTAATAACCGACGGCATATTAAAGCCTTGCATCTTCTCGGAATAAGAAGCGGTTGCTATTTCTAAAATATCCATATAATCCGTAGTAGATACCCCGAAGTTTTTTAATCGGTTTATCGTACTCAATACTATATTTCCTATTGTCTTTTCAGCGTCCATTATTTAGCGGGTTGTGTTGGTTTATCCGTATCAGCAACTTTATTGTTGTAAATTTCTTCTAACTGGCTTACGTTCTCACGCATCTTAGTCATTACCATTGAGAAAATTTCACTCTCCACTCCCTCTACACACACATTTGAGTCTTCACCCAAGTTAGCAAAGTCGGGAAGAATATCTAAAGTAACGGTAGTGGTGTTAGGGTCGGAACTAAAATATAATTTATTCTCTACAATGTTCTTTGCCGTACACGTCACGAAAGGCATAATCTTAGCCATTATATTCGTTTGCTCTAGTCCATTGCTTGTCGGAATAAACTCTCCGTTTTGACCCGTAACCCAAATTACCCCATTCAAAAGATTAAGTGGTTTAACTGGAAGAACTACGTAGTAAGTGTTGTTAGAAGTGATTACCGTTGCCGTATAAGACAAAGCCATATTTCGGACTTTCTTCTTGTTTTGAGTCGCTATGTCCGCGTACACCAAAGCAATAAGCCTGTCTATTACTTGTTTAGGGTATTTACCTTGAACATCGGCGGGAGCATCACCACCCGCTAGTCTGTTCTGTATAAGTTCTATCAATACTCTTTTCGTCATTGTCCTTGTGTAGTTGGTGAGGTTTGTAAGGTAAATTCACTACGTATCTTCTTAGAAAAGTCTTGGATAATCAAATTAGCTAAATCGTTATACACGGGCAATGGATACTCAAATTCCACGCTTTCACTTGGTGTGCCTACGGGTAAAACAGAAGAGTTTACGTGTACTTCATTAGGTGGCAAATAAACAACTACTCCGTCAATCAAGTCGTAGTCGAAATTAGGAGTGGTTGGATTCTTTACATACGTAAAAGCTACCGATTGGATACCTAGTGGTCTAACCAAGAACTTATCATTTTCGTCTACCGCGATTGGATTGTCCATCGTAGGTGCGAGTAGTTCGGTTGAAATTCGGTAATTGAAATCTTGTTGGTCAATGAACTGAACCATTCTTGCGTTGGACGAGAATCCTCCGCAATTATTAAGGTACTGCATATAACTTGACCTCGCAAAGTAGTAGTAGTCTTCGGGGTATTCTCCATAGCCATAAGAATCTAAGGTAATAGCGGGGTAATCGGGACTGCCTAAAGTAATAACAAACGGTTGAAGGTCGCGGGAAATCTCCCTCTTTTCTTCAAACACCTTCAATAACTCATTCATCTTGATGATGTTTACCCAAGATATAGTGTTATTAAAGTTGTACGGGGTTACATACGCCCCGTACTGGTCTTTATTGAGTATCTCTAGTACCCTTGTGTATATATCCCCTAAGTTAAGCATTTATAAGTAGTTTAAATCATATCCGTAAACTTCTACGGAGTAGAATATGTTTGTGGCGCTATCTGAAATAATACCAAATGTTGTGTTCTCATTATACGCAATTTCAGTAACACTATCTATATTTGTAACATTAATAGCCGTCATTGCCGTTGTAGTACCGTCAGAAGTTCTGACCACTCCTCCCATTTTAAATGTGATAGGTAGCGGGGTTAATTGAGGAATCAAAACAAATTCAATCTCGTAAAACCTTTGCGCCATATTTTGTGTAAACACAACATAAGATGTTCCCTCATTTAAGATTGCAATGTTGTTTACACCAACACCCGTATTTTCTCCTCTAATAATAAATTTCAAAAACTTTGTTGTTGCAAAGTACGGCGCGGTCAAATCAACACTAGCAACAGAACCAGTTAAATTAGCGGTAGCGTAAAAAGCAACAACTTTTGAGGACGGGACACTTGATTGTCCGCTAAGAATATTGTTTATTTGAAGTTGCAAAGAAGTTGTTTGCTCTATCAAACTAGCTAAAGTAATTTGTATATTTTCAATAGAAGCCAATGCAACTCCAATTAATTGAGCAAGTTGCCAATTCAAAATTTGTAAACTTTCTATTTGGTCCCAAATCTCTTCTATTACATCGTTGTAAGTTGAAGGAGTCAACGTAGCCAATGACGCTTGCAGTTGGTCTATAACCGCTTGAATTGAGACGCTTGCCTCGGCTGACGCTTGTAATTGCTCATACAAAGTAATAGTGTAAGAAGCAAATTCGGGGTAATCCTCATTGAACGCAACAACTTCTACAAGCAAATTGTCTAATTGAGCATTTAACAACAAGAAATTAGTTTCTATTGTATCTACATTAGCAATTAAAACATCAACGTCCGCTTCAAAAGAAGGACTGTTTGGATTTAAAGCCAATGCCGCCGCCTGCACAACATTAAGCTCCGCTAGTATGGCAAGCAGGTCAGTATTGTAAGTATTTATATTACCTATTAACGTGTTGTACGCCGCCAAAGCCGAAGCGTTATTTTGTACCGCATTCTCTAATCCACCCACTTGTAAGTTTAAGGCGTCAATCTCTTCTTGAAGTTGAGTGATTATAGAAGTGGCGTCTAGGTTACTATTATCAACCCAATAAGGGACGTCTTGATTTTCATCGCAACATCCGCAACTACATTGACCGCTTTCGTTAAGTACGGACTCTAGTTGAGCTACGGTTGCAGCATACATAGCGTTGTTACCGCAAGTCTTGTACTCTTTAGCCAAAGCATATAGTTGAAGAACAAGCAATATAAGGTTATTTAAACCGCTATCTTGACCTTTCACATAAGACGCATTAAACTTATCTTTCAAACTTTCAATACAAGGTGTCAATCCACACAATGTGCCAACGCAAGTAACTAATGTTTCTCCCGTGTCTCTTACTTGATAAGTATAAACTAGACCGTCGCTTTGCGTCACACTCATATTCAAAACAAGAACGTGAGTCCAAGTGCCTACCGCTAATTCAGAAAATGTAAGGCTATTTGATGTTGTTGTTTGAGGGTTTGTTGCTGGAGCTGGATATAAACCATTTGGATAATAACCGCTTAAATCTCTTGAAACAACTGTTTGACCATTTAGAGCCGTACTGTCTTGAAAAACAATACTACCAAATTGTGTACTTTCACAATCATAAGTAACCGTAACCGATGGGCTAATTAAATCACATCCATTAAACGTGTAGGTAGAACCCGCAAAAGCCGCTCGTGTTACATCGAATGAATAAGTACCCGTTGCAACTGCTTCGTTTACCAAAGTCGTTTGCGTCACAACAATAGTTGAGTTGTCAATTCCTTCGTCAAAAGCCGCTGTTGCAACCGTAAACGTTCCGTTGTTCTCGGTCTCTGTATTAGCCGTTGTTACCAAACTATCTCCCGCGATTAGCACTCTACCCGCGTTGGTAAACTCTAGTTCAAAAGTAGAAGTAGCTGATACCGAATTAACAACACCAGCAGTTATCGCGTATCTCAAAGAGTATGTGAACGAGTAAGTCCCGTTCAAAATCTCTCCGTTAGAATCTAATGGCAAGTTAAACCAAGCGCTTGTTGTTGTAGATGCAAGGTTTACTAAAGGCGAACCTACCGTGCTGCCGTTGACAATTATTGCCCCCGTTGGACTATAAACATTTCCTAATCCTTTAGCTTGATATTGAACAAGTATAATACCTTCTGCGGTGTAGTTACTAGCGTCTACTATTCTACCCTTTTTGGTAATGTTGTTGATTTCTAAATATACGTTTGCCGTAAGTGCCATCTTATGATAATTTGATAGCAAATATAACACAATTTTAGTTAAGAAAACAAAAACCCCCTGAACTTAATCAAGGGGCTTTGACAATAACACAATTTAACTTAACACTTTTTAAACCGAGACAAACATAAGGACAAATATCTTATTCTTCTAAGCCTTTAACATTTTTTAACGCTTCGATGCGGCTTAGGTAAGTTTTTCCCGTATTCAAGTCCAAACACACTTCGTACACATCATTCTTTCCTTGCGCTGGTTTTAGTTGTGGTTGAAAAGATAGTATCGCTTGTTTAGTAGGGTCGTAAGTGAACGTGTGAGTGGCGGCATCATAACCAACGTTAGCTCCTGCTACGACACCAACCTCGGTTGCTCTAAAATCAGACTTAGAAGGAATCCGAACCGTTCCAGCTTCTCCAAAGTTTCCTTCACTCAACCATTGCGGAGTACCAACAAGTTCGTGTTCGTTATACAACACCCAGTCCACTACGAAGTCTTGTCCCGACTTACCAAATGGGAATGTCAAGCTACCAAAATTATACTCGGTGAAACTCTTTCCGTTTACTAGCAAGTCAGCAAAAGCAACTCCGTTATTCACCTCTAGCGTAGAGAAGATATTAGCTACGTGAGTATTTGTGTCTACTTTAACACCGTTCCATACCCATCCTGACCCGTTCAGCCATTTAATCACTTCTCCTTCGGGTGAGCTTAATTTCTCCGCTATTTGAGCTGAATTGTATGTGCTTTCAAGAGTAGTTGTTACTCCGTTAGTTCGCATAGAGGTAGTAAACGTCTTAGAACGGATACCGTTGTCGATAGTCATTGTGAACTTATCTCCAATATCCAATCGCATCTTAGTTCCATCTCCCTTCACAAAAACGAAAGCATCTCCGTCTTTACCGTCATACGAGTAACCGTAATCTAGTGTGTAAAAGGCAATCATATTGAGAAGCCCAATACCAAAGACACCATTGGAAAACGAATGAGATAAGTTGTCCACCCATATTTTTTCACTCTTAGTAATGGTTCGGTTAGGAATAGTCGGGTGAGGGATTTTAGATGTAACTACTTTTGCGGTAACGCGGTTAGTAATCTTATGCTCTTCTTTGTTAGTAATAGCCTTGTCTTTTGCAAGGTCATACAATTCTTGTGGAATTTTTAGCAGTTCTGCGCTCATTTTGTTTTTAAGTAATTAAATTTCATTTGGTGGTATCTCTAAATCGGGTATTGGCTCTAACACATCAACGCCTTTTACAATCGCGTTGTATTGAGCAAGAGTAAGCGTTGTTACGTCTTCCGTTCCAACAAAAGTTTTAGAGTAGATTAAGTACATCTGCTGCTGTACTATTAGCTTAGTATCTTCTAAACTTGTGGGATAGTCAACGTCTTCACACTTTTGAGTGATAGACATAACAACTTTTTGAGAATCGTCATCATTGAACGTATATGTGTACTTGTAGTATATCATCGTTTTAAATTAAAGGATTCACCACACCAGTCAACTGATGCAGACCTAGTGTTTAAAGTTCCTGCTGAGCCTGCTAATCTATAAAAAGGAAGTCCCCCATAGTTGCCCGACACCCTTGTAAATCTATATGCAAAGGAGTAGGTTATGCCGTCTGTCGAATAAAAGAAGATAGCGTCACCGCTATTTGACGAGGTAATAAATATTCCTAGATAGATATAAGTAGCGGCGGTAATTGGTACTGTGGTTGTTGTTAGTATAGTTAATGAATTAGCTACATTTGTAATTCGAATATTCCAAAAGGCGGGGGTCACGCCACCTGATGCAAATGTTGGCATCTCCCACATTAATCCCGTTTGCCCGTTTGTTGCTACCGTAGATGTTGAGGCATTTAGTCCAGCATTAAAATTCCAATCCTGCGCAGCCGTTGGCACCGTGTCAATCTTTACTTTTGATACCCATAGCTGGGGACACAAGCCATTAACCCCGAATACAGTACTTCCTCCAAATCTTCTATAATCCACGCTTGCATATAAAAATCCAGTAATTGTTGTTCCAGCACTCAACCTCATTACACCCCAATCTGTACTAGTTTCAGCCCCTGATGCTAAACCCGACCCCGTTCCCGAAGTTACCCCATAAAACATTTTAGTTGCTTGGGAGCCCGTAGTAGGATTTATGTTTTCAAAATCATCATAGAAATCAAAGCCGCCCTGATTTGGGTGCGTATTGAATTGAGCCCATCTTGTTCCCGTGTAAAGAAAAGTTATCTCCCTTTCAGGCATCAAGAAGTATGGAGACTTTTGTGCTAACTTAAACCTGTTAGCGGCAGTAGACGTACTCGCCTCGTTCTCAATAATAACTACATTATTTGTTGAACTGTTTACTATCGTAACTATTTTACCCGCCGATGGATTTGCTAGTCCACCTAAACTTATAATGTTGTTTGTATTGTTTGGGGTAAAGTCAATAACCTTAACCACGCTTGCAGCCCAACCCGTAGGAGACCAATCATCTTCACGCGCGTTAGTACTTGTTACTGAAATTAAAGATAAATTAACGTTTGGCACATCCTCGTTTGACCATACTCCAACCACCGAGTCGTACAAAAGAGTTTGACCCGTTGACGGGGACGATATAAGGACGTTGTGAAGTTCGTCTAGCTCATAGCCGTTGTCTACCTTCACAAATATTTTTCCGTGAACTGCGTGGGCGTACTCAACGTACCCCACAATGACAGAGTGCTGCGGCGCCGTCGGCTTAACGTTGGTGATGGCGCCAGCCGTTGTTGGAGAAAGATAAAGAACTTGACCGTCCACCCAAGTCTCTCCCTGTAAAGAACCCGTGGTGTTGATTTCCTTTACCTGACCAGACACAGTAATAAAACCTTCTTGATTTTTAAGAATAGTCTCGGTCACTATACCAAGAGTACCCGCCGAGTTAGCGTCGTTATCACCCTGTGCAAGCCTAACCGAAAGTCTTTGTCCCGTGGCGCCAGTAACTAGCACCACTTGATAATTAGCCTCCAACAAATCTATTAAAGGTGTCGTCTTGTTGACCACCCTAGCCACTAACTCTTGACCAATTTGAAGAGTCACGTTGTTACCCTTCAACCTCAAATCCATCGTACCGTCGGTATCGTTCCATAGCATTCTCCCTACTTGTAAAGCATTAGTAGGGGTAAGGTCAGCTTGAAAAAAGTCTGACGTGATTCCGTGAGTACCTAAATCAACATCACCCGTTGCGCCCGTGTAAGGCACAAAACCTGAACCCCCTCCGCCAAAAGCCACATAAGCCGAGCCGTCCCATAAGAACAAAGCTGGAGTTGCCATATCAACGTACAAAGTCTCTACAATTCCCGTTGCGGGAAAACTCGCCTCGTCCGCATACCACAAAATACTATCAGTTCCCGTATTGCAACAACCAACAAAAATATTACCCACCAAATACTCATACGCATCTCTCACCTTAGTGAGATAAGTATTTATATCGTAATTAGGTTGAGTTAGTGCAGTATAAGGTCTGCCGTCAATATCCGTCAAGCCTACTACCGTGAACTTGTAGAACGAACAATTAAACCCTATTGGAGTTTTAGATACTCCATCTTGATTAGGCACGCTTGTTCCACCGCCATCTTGTATTACGTAAATATAACCCCCGCTATACTGCATTTGTATTTGGGAAGTTTCACTTAGACCTAATACACAAACACCGTCGGCATCAAAAAATAACACACGACCTTTTGCCGATTTGCTAATAGTAGCTATATCCGATTCTAGTTGTTGGAAGTACATTTAGCAAATTTAACAAAAAAAGGGTAGCAAACGCCACCCTCTTTCATTATTATTTTACTAATTATCAGTTCAAATATGACTTCAAAGTAGTTTCTTCGTTTGGTTGTGAGATGAGCCAATCAACTAAATGAGTGCGTTTTTCTCCCGCGTTCTCTCCCGTAGCCAAAACTAACGTTCTTTCTTCGTTATTTACCAAAGTAATCCACCACCCGTCTTTTTCTTTCAAAATCTTAGCTTTAGCCAAGTCTTTTACTAGATTAGTCAAGTCGTCAATCTTGTTTGAACCATCACGAGCCGACAATGCTTCAATATTCTTCTTAGCGTGTTCATAGCGCTCGCGGAACTTATAAGCGCTAGTTTCAGAAGCGTAGTCGTAAAGAGTTACGCGGTCATCTTCCTCTACCCCGCTTGACATCATACTCAATGCATTAAACATTGATAAAATCCACTTGTAGTCTTTACGAGTTCCTTCTACCAATAGTTCGTTAGCAAACGTAGCTTTCATTGAAATATCACTTGCTTTAGCTTTCGCTTTAACTGCTGGTATTTCAAATTGGTATCTCGCGCCTTCACGCTTTTGCTTACCATTAGTAAACTCATTAGAGTAGTAATAAAGGAATATGATTTTTTCTAGGTCTACCGTACCATCAATTACCATATCGTCTTTTAATTCAAATCTACGAAGGTTATTGAATAGATAGTTACCCGCTTTATCTGTTGAAGGAGGGGTCTTCGTATAAATAACCTCTTTTCTAATACCGTCCTTTGGGTCTATAAACATAACCTTTGGGCTAGTCAAAGAAGGAGGGGTAGTAATACGGAAGTTTCGGACTGCGGTATCCGTTTGATTTGGAATAAATACGGGAGCAAACTTAACTACCGAGTTCGACAGCTTGATGCGAACACCGTTTGTTTGGAAGTTAGGGAACAAACCTTCTAACTCCGCAATTTCGGTTTTGAAATCCGTTTTACGTTTTTCTTCAATGTAAATCATTTCTTTTGAGTTTTATTTATACGACAAAGATAATCAAAGTTATGTTAAAACAAAAAAGCTACTCCCGAAAGAGTAGCCTTTTTAATATAGTTGGTTAGTTTATGACAATGATGCGTTGTAGAAGTATCCACATTGCTTGATTGCAAAGAAGTCAAGACCGAAGTGCGTCAAGTAGTTAGTCACACGGTTGTCAACGTCATTTGTAGGTGTTGGTGCATTTGCTCCAGTTTCCCAAATCTTGAACATACGTGATTGACCGTTGTCGCCATTTTCCGCGTAAGTCAACTCCATATTTCTACGCATTACACCCGTTGGGTCAGTTGCTTTACCCGAAGGCATAAAGTATGCAGTAGAACAGAATTGGTTAAACTCGTGGTCAAGACCGAACAATTCAGGGTCGTATGATACGTCGAACAAACGAAGGTTGAACGTCATACCTTCTAGTGTCAATGTTTGGTAGTCAAACGTTGCCATCAAGCCTTCACTCGCTTCACCCGCGCCGAAAATCATTTCCGCAGAGTGACGACGAACCGCCTCAATGTTAGCGTTCTTAGTGTAATCAAACAAAGCAGTTTGAAGTGGACGGTTAACGTTACGTGTCAACCAACCCATATAGTTGTTTGGAACAGCGTTTGGCTTCAATACGTCAATCAAGTCCTTCATTGTATCCAAATCAACACCCGCTTGAATGTCAATAGAGTTTGCTCTTGTTGCAAAAGTATCCATCATACCGCCAGTAGTTTGTGTAACTCCCGATGCAGTTGATTCTTTACCCAAGATAAGCTGACCCATTGATTGCTTCAAGTGACGGAACTCCGCTTGTGTGCGTTGAACACCACCCCAATTACCAACTACGTTTCCTAGTTCGTCTGTTTCAGGATATAGTTTGTCAACCGCAGCATCACCCGTAATCAAAGCAGATGTTTTTAGCTTTTGAAGTTTGAAAGAGTATTTAGTCCAAAAACTTGACTTAGCGTCGGGTTGACCCGTGTTCTCGCCATAAGCGTTGGTGTAAATACCGAATTTCTTACCCGCAGATGGAACGGTAGCAGTTTGACCGTTGATTTCTTTTGCCAAGAAAGTAAAGTCAGTTCCGTTATCAACTTTAGAAGTTACCTCATAACGCTTGAAAGTTACAGGGTCGATAATGAAATCACCTACGTTCAAGTAGCAAGTACGAATACTGCCTACTGTTTCGATTTGTGAAGTAGCAATCGTAAATCCAAGAGTTGTACCCGTTGTACCTGCGTTTGCTTTAACCTCGATATAAGTATCGTAACGGTCTTCTTCAAAGTGGAAACCACCTTGTGCGTTACGGATTGCGCGAGTCGCTTGCATTCTCTTCAATAGAAGGAACTCTTTAGCGAATTGGTCGCCATACTGATTGAACAGTTTTGTTTGAAAGTCAGGACGTACAAAGTCGGAAGCCGCTAAGATTCCCGATTGAGCATATCCCGCTGTGTTTGGTGCTACACTATTTGGTTGCATTTTTTAATTCTTTTTATTGGTTAGTTATTTTCTACCAAAGCTATTCAAGAACTCCTCGGCGGGGCTTACTACTTTGTCAACTGGTTTAGTTGGGGCGGGTCTATCCGTGATAGGGGCGAGATTATGCTTTTCAGCTATAATGCGTTCTCGTATCTTCCCCTCTGCCGCTTTGATACCTTCAACTACAAAAGCCTCAATCTTGCTATTCCGCAAGGACGACTCTATCGCTGAACGCACGGCTTGGACTCCCTTTTCATCGGGATTCGCCATTCCTAATACTCCGACACTTTTAAGATTTTCAAGTGCTGACGATACTTCTTGTTCGCTAACCGCGAGTGTAATCGGTATCTTGCCAACTCCTTCGACCTTAGTGTCAACTTCCATAGTTACTGCCTTTACTGAACTCTTCACGCTAGGTAGTTGTTGCTCCCATTGTGCGTTCCTTTCAGAAGTCAACCGTTGTTGCTCTTGGGCTTGGTTTTGCAAAGTTAGGAAAAAGTTGTCATTCCCTACAAATTCTTCTTTCTTTTTTTCTATGTTGTTCAATGCTTTAACACCATCGACTTGAAGTGATACTGGAAGTTCATATCCTTCTTCACCATATTCACTCAAATCTACCCCGTTTTTATTAGCCACATAGGTTCTTAGTTTATCTAATCCTATCTTAGCTAATTCGGGGTCGCTAATAGCCTCGTTTAGCACGAGGGCTTGTAGCGGGTCTTTACTCAACTGCTCTTTCGTTGTCGTTAGAACTTGTTGTGCAAGGTTAAAGTCATTGATGCCCGTCTTAGCAATAAAGTTGTTGATTTGCATAATTGTTTCATTAGCAAATGGATTCCTTACGTGTTCTAGGGCGGACGATTCTTGCTTTAATGTATTGTACTCCGTTTCAAGAGTATTGTACTTATCTAATCTTTGTCTTAATTCATCCTCGCTCGTTACACCAAACTTTGAAAAGTCATAAGACTGCGTTGGTTCGGGAGTAGAAGTAGGTTCTCCGTTTGTCGGCGCGATAGATTCGGGCGTTGACGCAGGAGCTGGCTCGGCTGACGGTGTAGGTTCGTTTTGAGATGATGGGTTCTCTTGTAGATATTGCGCCCTCATATCGTCTTCACTACCGCTTGGGTTGCGTTGTGCAAAGTCCATTGCGTACTCTGCGGGGATTGTTACATCTTCCATTTATTTTTTGTTTTTATTTGTTTTAAATTTTACCCGTTATCTCACGACCTTGCATAGCTTGTAAGCTACCTTCTAAAGTCATTGTTTCTAGGTCAGCGTTCTTTTGTGCTTCAATCTTCATCAAGTCCGCTTCTAGTTGCGCCCCAATCTTAGCCGTATCTTCCGTATTTTTAAGTTGAGATACAATTTGCATTTGTTGAGTTTTCATTTGTTCCGCCGCCTGTGCTGACTTAATTTGATTGTCCGCGTTAATGGCACTCATACGCTCTTGGTTAGCTTGAAGTTGTTTAGCTACTCTTTCCTCGCTTATAATGATGAACTTTTGAGCCAACTCGTCGTAACCATCTTCTAGCAATCTTTCTACAAACATAGCATCGGCACTTGTCACTCCTATTTGCCCGTTCTTACCAGCTTTCAATGATTCCGAAAGAATACCCATTATATAAGCCTTTCTTTGAGCAGTAGTTGTTGACTTTAACTTGATACCAATAGATTCCAAGCTAAGTGTTTCTATGCTATCTACCGCCGCGAAGAACATATCTCCAAGAATACCTTTGTAGTATTTCTTACATTTAGGGTCTCCCGCGATATTAACACGAACCTTTTGTATCATCTTCTTTGCCGCCTTCTCTTTCATTCGCATTATTGCAAATCTCAAAGCGTTCAAAGCATTGTTAGTAGTATCAATTTCCATTTGAGCTACACCCTTTAACTTCTCCGCACTAGCCATTGGCGTTGCTACCGCCGCATCCGTCAATCCAGCTACTCTTTGCATTGTAGCTTCAATATGCACTTGGTAGGTCAACCATTCGTCTAATTGCGTACCGATACCGTTTTGAAGTTCCGTAATGGCACTAGCGTTGTTGTAACGTTGCCCTACTTCATACCTAGACGCAAAGAATTGATTACCCGTTTCTCTACGTACCCTTGCGATTTCTAAAGCCGTACTTTTTCCTAATCCAAAGTCTACGTTGCTCAAAATACCTACGTCAATAGCCAAACCTTTAGGGGCTGCGGCTAATACTGCGGCACGTAACTTATAAGTAGCCATTGCTTGGTCGTCCAATAGAGAAACCCATCTTTCAACTACGCTTCTACCCGCCATTCTTTCGTGGAAGTAACTTAACGTCACCGCTCCATCCGCGTCGCGCATCATATTCTTTTGTAGCCCGTAATCGTAAACGTGAGGCGTATTGATAATCCAATATCCCTCGTAAATTACTTGCTCGTAAAACGTATCGGTTTTTCTTTCACGACCATCTGCGTAAGATTTCTTTATTCTATCTTCTTGCTTGTAAACGTAGTTACCGTTACTTGCTTTTCTGCCTACAAAGTGTTTTTGGTCGTCACTCTTATACTCAAAGTGCATAACGTCAATCAAGAAGTCATACCATAGGTAACGAGAAGTAACTGGGTCACGGTTTTCCCAATTATAAATAGTTGGGTCTGCGATACCATTTGCAGCACTAAACATTCGCGCAATACCTCTTAGCTCATCGTCGCTAATACTTGGCATTTTAGCCTTAATAACATAGAGAGGAACTCTTTGTATGTATCCCGCAAATGGAGGGTCTAAATCGGGGTTATTATCGTCGTAAACGGTAACGTAGTAAGCGGGGTTTAGATACTCCATTCTTACGCTTCCGTCGTTATGAGTCTTTACCCTTCCGCAAACAAATGCTGTTTGCAATCCCGCGTCTAACATTTTATCCCGAACCTTTGACCAATCGGAAATATCAAACCCGTGTTCAGCTATCATCGAGAGTGCGGTTTCTAGCGGTAATCTAAAACCGTTAATATTTTCGTACAATTCTAACTCCGCTTTTGTTTGTGGGGCAAAATCGGGTTCTTGAAAAGGCACGCCTAATTCTTTCTTTAGCGGATTGAACAACTTTGCATCCACATACATTTTCCACTTCTTTACGTTCTTCTCTTTAATAGAAGCGTAGCTATTAGAACTAACTACTACTTTATAATCCGATTGTGTAAGAAGTGCTTTGATAGTTGCTAGAAACATCGGTGCGGAACTAACAATAGAGTTTTGGTCAAACCCAATATTGTTATATCCCTTTCTATGATTCTCCGAATATTGATTGCCATTACCCGCTGCCGTAGAGCTTTTTGCGTTTTCTCCGCGATATTGTTTACGGTATCTATCGGGAGACTGGCGACCTTCTGCGTATGCCTTAATAGTATTAAAATAGGATAGGTTACCGTATGGCTGACCACCCGCCCCGTATGGGTATGGTGCGGAAAACCAGCGTCCATACATAGCTTGGGCTATTTGCTTACCATACTCTTTCGATTCTTTTTTATCCCTTGAAACTTCGTCGCTTGGGAAAGTTGATTGATAGACATTAATCATTGGGCGTCCAACTATTTTGAGCAAATTTAACGAAAATTTACGTTTGTTGGCAAATTTTTATTATATCAATCATACATTTCAATCAAACCACCACCGTCAAGTCTATCTTCATTTCTTTTCATCAATTCCGTAAACTTGCTTTCAGCACCGAGTAGTGCCATACCTCCCGCCGCAAATAAGTCTAAGTCCGTCATATCTTCAAAACTTTGAGCGTCACCTATTTCCTCCAATAACTCCAAGTGTCTTGCCCTATGACCTACATTATTTACGTAGTCACCGTATTTACTAAAAATTCTTTCCTTAGTTGCGTTATCCGTCCACACACCCACCACTTTTTCAAATTCACCCTTAACGTGATTGAACATTGGTAATAAAAACGCACTTGCGTTATTTGCCTTAAAGTAGGTTATCAAGTGACCAACGTTTCTTTCCGACACCACCATAGAGCCAAATAGAGCAGCCGCCATTAGCATATCTTCACAATACTCGTCCGTAGTTTCAGTCCTATTGTTGTATGTCATTACAAAGTCTCCCGTGATGTGGTCGGATGGTGATTTATCCGCAGAGTCAATTAGCGGGTTGGTAGGCATAAACATTGCTCCGCCACCGTTTGACTTCTTTTTACTCGTCGTATCTGCGGCGTTAAAACTAAACGGGTCACAGCCTAGCACATATCGTCCTAAAAGTTCGGGTTTAGGCTTAAAAGAGTTTTGTGCGTCGTCCCAAATAAATTGATTTCGATACATTTCTGCTGGCGGTAAACTTAGAATAAACTTTCCCTCTTCTCCTTCGGGAGGGTCTACAATCTCTACTGTACTCCACTTTCCTTGCGTCCATTTCAAATTGACAGTTCTTGTTTGGTTGTCCACAAACTTTAAGTCCGCCATACGACCCATTAACTTGCTAATATCCCAAAAGTTTGTTTTATTAGCCTTACTTGCCGCTTCTCTTAAAGTGAATGGGTTGTTACGCTTCTCCGTGTTTAATGCTACGAAGTTCTTTTGTTCCTCGTAAAACTTTCTATTTTTTAGAAGATAAGACTTAGCTCCTTCTTCAACCAATATCCCGTCTAAGTTCTTAACTACGGGGAATGGGTCTTCAATTATCGAGTACCCAAACTCATCTACAAACCCGTCGTACCCGTCGTATGCTGGAATAAACAAAGTTACTAGCCCCGACACCGTTTGACCGTTATCGTTTCTTTTATGACTAAAGGACTGCTTACATAAGTCAAAATATTCCTTACCACCTCCGCTTTCAAACTCTCCAAAAGTAGAGGTGTAAACTGCTAGTCCGTGAACTTTTTGACCTTGCGCCAAAGCATTCTTAATTGTATCAGCAAACTCAAAGGCAATATCCGCATTTTCTTTTTTACCCGATTCATCATTTAAGTAAAAAAATAGTTTGTTACCGTCAAACGCTTTGTTAGCAGAACTTCGTGGTATAATCCAACCACCGTGACTTACTATGTCGTCGCCAAAATTAGTAGCGCCCTTCTTCGTAAATACCAAAGAATTAGTGTCGGAAGGATTTGCGGTAGGCTTAAAAAAGAACGGATAGTGATACCAGCTTTTCAATATCTTGCCTTGATAAACGTCTTTTGTTGCGGTCTCCTCCGTAAGCGCTTGAATAGCAAAAGTCCCCATTGAGTTATCTATTGCCACTCTAGTCCCTACGTGCGCTCCCATAAACGTAGCCCCAACACGTCGGCGCTTTGGGAACACAACCCCTAGCACCGTTCTAAAATCCATTTCTACGTTCTTAAATCCTTTACCTCCGTTGTCGTCTATGAAATACTCACCTCCGCTTGTTTCCATTCGGCAATATTGGTTAGCACTCATTAAATTATTGAAATACTTTACACGTACTTCTCCTCTCTTTCTAAAAGTAGCTTTGTACTTAAAGTTAGTCTCGGTTGTGGTGTAAGCCCACTTAAAGAAATGGAATATTCGCCTATCTACGTCACGGTAATCAGGCAACCTATCCCTTCTTCTGTCGTTGTCTATTATCCAATAGTTTAGGTAAGTAAAGTGCCAACCGTCAATGTAAGTAGGGCGACCTTTGATAAAACACCAATACCCTTGTAGGCTTCTTTTAATAATAACTTTCATCCACTCTATTTCGTCTTTGTAGAATAACGGATTGGATTCAATTTCATCAAAAATATCTTCGGTGTATATCTTCTTATCGTCTTTTATATTGTACTTGCGACGCATATTCTCCTCTATGTTCGCCAGCTTAGGAGGTAGCCTAAATAGCCCTCCATCTCGATAAGTATCAAACTTTTGCTTTTCGGGCGGCAGACCGTAACCGTCGATTTCTTTAATTGCTTCTATCCACGGCTTTCCGAAAAACGATTCAACACTTGGCATTCGAACCTCAATCCCTCCTTCAACGGCAAGGTCGGGGTCATTCTCGTTATAAAAAATTGAGGCTTCTTCTTTTATGTATTGGTCTAGGTGCTCCATAGTTTATTCTCCTACTTCGGAATATATTTTTCCGCCCTTAGCTTGGTGCGGCTTTTCCACTTTGTAGTTTTGCATCACCCTCTCCTCTACTCTAAGCCCTAAAGTGGTGTAAGCAACAAACTCGCTTACTTCTTGCTCTAGTGTCTTGCTCTTATCGTTCTCCAGCATTCGTTTCTTACACTCCTCAATTTGTTTTCGTATGTCTTCAATAGCCTTTTGTCTTGCTACTTGCTTCGTGGGGTCTTCGGGCAACTTCATACTCAATACCTCCTCCAAGTCCTCTTGCGACTTTAGCATAATAGCCCAATCGCTTGAACACTGCAATGTTAGAAAAGCGGCTATCTTTTTTAAGATTAATCGGTTCTTGTTCGCCAACATATCGCTTACGTTCCTATCGTACTTATTCTCTTTGTTAGGTGCAATATTAAGCATTTCCATTATCTTAGTCTTTCGCTTTCCTATCTTTGGATAACTGTCGATATAACTACTTCCTAGCGCGTACATCATTATAATATACCGCATTACTACCTCGTTATCCAGCCCATCTAAAGTTACTAGACGCACCTCTTTGCTTGTCTCCCCATCTTCACCCACTATTTCTACCTCTAATTCCATTTCGGTAGCCGTAAAAACTTCTAGTGAGCTTAGTTCTGCGTGGGCGGTAAATACGGACTCGCTACCAAGTCTGTACTTACCAACCGTTTCAATTTTCTTCTTCATCTTTTGTTTGTTTTGCTAAAATATCCGCGCTTCTAAAGTAATAGAACTCATCTAGTTCACTACGATAGTCGTCCTCCAACTTCCCCGCCACTCCACCGTTTGAGTCTATTTTGACGGTATCTCCTACTTCGCATCGGATAATTTGTCTACCACTAGCATATTTACCGTGAAAACTTGGCACGTACACAACCTTAAATCTATCGGGCGGTGGTTCGGATAAACTTGAAACGCTTAAGTCGATTATACTGCTTTTCACCGCTTCGGTCTTTACCGCAATACACCTATCGTTTAAAGCTATCATTTCGTCACCTCTTTTCGCTAAATAGATTTCGGGGTATGGAATGATGATATATTCTTTGC